ACCACCAGAGAATCGCACCCACGACGGCACCCACACCGAGTAAACCGATCAACCCGAGCAGGAAGAGACTGATCCAGATCAGCCACAGTTCCGCCATCTATTTCGGTGCCTCTTCTGGATGAGCCGGTTTCAGCTTCGCCAGTTCCTCTTTCAACTTCTTGATTTCAGCCGACGCCGCATCGGCCATCCGGCTCAAGTCTTGATTGGCGCGAATGGCTTGCGCCAAGCGCTGTTCGTACTGATCGCGCGACTGGGCGACCAGCAAGGTTTGTGTCTGCGCGTCCTGCAATTGAACCGGGCAATTCGTCTGTGCCGGATCCATGGCCCAGACTGGCCCCATGAGCAGGGCCACCATCACAACCATGACTGCCGCCACATATCCCGCGAGCTTCAACATGCCGTTCTCCTTATTGGTCAGTGACACCGATTATTTGCAGCCTGGAGCGCCCTGTATCTGGTCAAAGGCCTTCCCGCTTCCACACGCGACAAACGTGCTGATGCTGTTCCCGCCCTGCTGCACACCGGGGCTCACGGCTTGCGAGCGAAGTCCATCACGAATAAGTCCAGCACTTCCCAGGAAGACGCCAGCTTTCAGCGCTTCAGGGCCCCACTTGTCCAAGACGGACTCCATGTACTGAGCGAGTTGAACGTGGCTGTTGTAGCCTTCCTTGCTGGCGTCAGCAGGACAGTAATATTCGCCATCCTTATCTTTGGCGAGTTGGTCGTACCGGCAATCGGTGCGATAGACGTCGTAGTCCTCAACAATGGCCCTATGGCTCTCCGTCGTCTTTTGACGAGCCGTAAAGCCGTCCTTCGTCACCTTGGTCTTCATGGGCATCATGCAGCCCGTCATCACCACCAACACCAGCATTGCAAAGAGCGTCATGAGTCGTTGCATAGATCCTCCTATCCGGTTCGTCGTTTGTCGGAAATTCCAACTCCCTTAATGTTTCGGTCCTGCCGCGTATGTCGAAACGCCAGTCGCCACTCCACCATGATGCGCTTGATACGCTCCGATATCTGGCGGGCTATTACATAGTTGACCGTCTCGTGATAGGCACTCGTCCACCGCCGTCCCACCTTTCCGTAACGGCGATGGGCCATCGAGACGATACGGCCTCGCTCCGTTTGGTAGCGGTTTCGGATCTTCTGTTTTCTCAGACGCATCCACGGCAATTGAGCCCGTCCCGGCTCTGTGGATGTTGAACCCCACCTGCCCGTAATAGCCGTTATAGGTCGGCGTGGCCCCAATAGTACCGGTATAGAAGATCCCTGAATAATTTCCATAGAACAGATTGTTGATCACGGTGACGGCAGTGGAATTTTGTTTGCCGATATACACGCCATGTTCTCCCAGCGCCGTGATGTGCAAGAGGCCGTTTTCCGCAATCGTGTTGTTCGCAATGAGCACGTTATCGGTCGCGCTGTTGACCCATACCCCCATGGACCCACATCCGATGATCACGTTCCCGATCACTTGCTGTCGGTCGTTGGGGTTGTTGCCGCCATATAAGGTGAGACACCGATGCCCATACTTGATCGTGTTTCGCCACACGCGAATCTGAAAGGTTGTGTTCCCAGACTTCCCTTCCACGAGGATGGGGCTACACCCAATCGGATTCGCTGTGGCAAATGGACATTCCGTGTAGTTGTCGCTAATCTCCGTGTAGCCGGTACGATCTCCAACAAGGAAGCAGTACTTGAGGTCTGTTTCTTTCTTGCAGTAATTCCGTTGAATCAAGGTGGTGCCGGTATCAGACAGCATGGTGCTGTTGAATTGCAGGCAATCTCCGTTATGGTCGACTTGCGAAAAATTGATGCAAATGTTGTCTGTATAGGTGACATTCTTTCCGCCCTCGATATGCACCACATCACTGCCAGCCCCATCGAAATAGTTCCCGGTGACAATCAGCTCATGCCCCCAGAAGTCAATCACAGAGAGGGTCGCGTTATTGAGGAATCGGCAATTCTCGACAATCATAAAGCGATTCTCGATGCGCGAACCGCCATAGTAAATACTCATGGCATAGTCCTGCCCGCTGGCATTCTGAATCGTGAGATTCCTCGTCCAGAAGTAATGCCGAGTGTCGAGCTGGACCAAACGAACACCAGCGCCTTTGCCGTCAATCACGCCAGGATCATTTGGGCACGCGCCGTCCAGAATGATATGTCCATCTGTCGCATTCCCATCCGTCGTGGGGGCGAGTCGAAATGAGGCGTTGGACGCATCATGCGTCCCACAGACATAGAGGATGTCATTCGGGTCTATCTTGCCAACTTGCGCGTCTGTCGCCGACCATAGGGGCTTATTCAGCCCAATGAAGGCTCCCGCAGCATTCGTCGACGCGGCGCAACCGTAGGCCGTCCCATTCCCACTAAATGAACAGGCTCCCACCGGGCGCACATACAGCACTTCCTGATCGCCCATGGCCCAGCCGGTCGACACACTGCACAGAAAGATGATGAGCACGCTAAGGTAACGCATTAGTACCGAATCACCAAATACCCGCCTGACCCATCGCCGCCCGCAAACGTCGCTGCCCCGCCGCCGCCACCACTGCAATATCCTGTCGCATTTGACCCTATACTGTTCGTGCCGCCAGCGCCACCAGATCCAAACGGGGACGACCCACCGGCCCCACCGCCGCCTTTTGTGCCGCTTGCTGCTCCACCAGCGATGTTGGACGTGTGATAGTTACCAGTAGGCGATGAGGCCCCTCCCGCCCCAGGCCCGGTCGCTCCTCCTCCCGCGCCCCCCGATACCGTCCAGAGCGCATCCCCACCGGATGTCTTGGACGCAACGGCGGTACTCGCCGTCCCGGCACCCGAGCCGCCGCTTGTCGCTAAGGAATCTCGATTCCGTCCCCCCGACCCACCGTTCGTTACCGTGCCCACACCGGCCGCACTCGTTTGTCCACCCAGCGTATACGTACCGATCGGAAGACCCGCAATGGTGGTATCGGTGTTCACTCCACCACCAGCAGATCCCGCAGCACCCCCCACTCCGGCTGTGCCGATCGTAATCGTTAGCGTTGAGCTTGGCGCCACTTGGATCAGTGCATTCGAGACTGCAATACCTGGCGCGCCGCCGCCGCCCCCGCCACCGGGGTCAGCCGAATGGCCTCCTGCTCCACCGGAGCCTGCGCCACAACCGGACACCCAAATCTTGTTGATGTTGGCAGGCACCGCGAAAGTGCCGCTGGCCGTGAAAATCGTTTGGTTCTGCCCGAGCGTCCCGTAAGGACTGCCAGCCGCAGAAGTCGTCACGCCATCCGCCCAAGCGGGTGACACGCAGAGCGTCAGCAATACGGCTAGCGCTATTTTATTGAAATACATAGGTCCCTCCCTCCGCCGCTGTTCCAGACGTATTCGTCGTGATCACATACAGATAGGGATAATCCGCCGTCACTCCGGTACAGACATCTTGAGCGCGTGCGGTTCCTGAGAGCGCGAGTGTACAGAGAAGCAGGCCATTGGCTGCGCCATTCTCGCGTGCCCCATAGATGGCTTGCGTCTGCGCACAGGCCCCAGAGGAACACACCACTTCGCCCCAGATCGTTTTAGTGCCGGTAACCCCCGCGACAGCCGAAGATGTAGTATTCGTGGTCACGCCAGAGGCAATGGTGAGAGTTTGGACAGCGCCGCCGGAACTTACGACCTTCGCGCGATCGCCGACCCCGCCCAGCTTCTGGAATGTTCCATCCCCCTGATCGAGCGTCAGATCGTTTGCCGCATACGCAGGCACAGTCGCCCAGAGCAGGGCCAGCGTCAGAATTCCTCGCAGTAGACGTCGCATTAAGCCGCCCTCCTCAATGAGTCCGGTTGGTCAATCGTGCGCCAGGGGAAAGCCTTCTTGGCCTTGCACTTGATCATGCCCTTGACGTTGGTCGCGTAGTTTGCGAGGTTCGGAAGTCCGAATGTTGTACTTCCGTCTCCGCTTCCGAATGTCGTCCCGATCGCGCTGAACAATGCTGAATACGTCGTTCTGCTTACATTGCTCCCATCCGTCAGCAACCAGCCTGATGGCGCCGCACCACCGCCCCAGAAATGGACCGTTCCAGGAGGAATGACACCGACGTTCTCGCGTGCAATCGTGATGGGGTTGCCGGTCGGAAAGCGCACGGCCAAGACGGTATTGCCTGAGCCATCGTCCCGCGCGTAGAGCATGAGATGATTGGTGGTAGGCGCTGTGGGATCAGATATCTCCGCGAGCCGCATGCCGCCCAGCAGGCCCAGTCCTCCAGCCGTCAAGGTCGTGGCATCCGTCGAGCCCACCAGCATGATGCCGTCACTGGTGATGCGCGCCTTTTCGCTCAACCCAGGCGAGAACGACACATGGTTGAGCGTGTTCAGATTCATATTGCCGGAGACGACCTGCACGAAGCTGTCGGATGTACCGTCATTCAGCTTGAGGTAGGGATTCACGCCGCCCGTGCTGCCGACGCCGATTGTTAAATTGCCCCCGTCAAATCGAGCCGTCCCGCTGGACACATAGAGCGCATAGTTGTTGGCGCCTTCGGTCGGCGTACCGGTAATGCGGAGTGTGGCCGCGTTCGTGATGGTGGCCGCCCCTCCGGTAATCGTCGGCGGGCTAATCTCTGACGACGTCACCCATCCATGCGTGCCGCTCCCGGCCTCCGTGAACGCCGGCCAGATCACCACTCCTGAGGCATCCTGCCCGGCCTGTCCGGTAATGGCGGTACGCACGTTCAGGGCCGCACCCCAGGAACTCCCGCCAGGCGCAAAGGTGCCCGCCAGATACAGCTGGCTCTGCGTGCTATTTGAGGCACCGATGGAGTGTGGCCCGGCGCTCGAAAAGGTCGCTGAGCCCGTAATGGTTGGCGCCGAGATGGTCTTGTTTGAGAGCGTTTCTGTGCCGGCCAACGTGGAGACCGTGCCGGATTCTGGGAGCGTGAGCGTGGTCGTGCCGGTCAGATTCAGTGTGGCCGCATACGATCCATTGAGAGACAATGCCACGGGCACGCTAATGGTGCCTGCCGTCGTGGTCATCCCACTCCCGGCGCCGTTGATCACCACGAGCTTGTTGGCATTGCCGGAGAGGGCCGGCAGCTTATCGAATCCCGCCGTAATCAGGTCGAATTCGGCGCGCATACCGGCCGACGTGGCCGGACTCCCAGGAGCCGGGAAGCTGCCATGATTGTAGAAATCGTTCGCCCAGGCCGGCGCATGTATCGCGAGGGCCATCACAATCAGCAGGACTAGACGTGTCATCGGCGAACGCGCCTCCCCATGGAATACGAAAGGATCAGACTGTTAATGGTGTAGGGGTAGATATAGTCAGAGCTGGAGGCGAGCGTGAATTGAATGTTCTCCGCGCGCCCATCGAGTGGCACTTCGGTCGGCGAGAGCGTGCGGCCATCCCAAGAGAACGCATCCCAGAAGGCGTCATCCCAATGGCCCGATCCGCCAATATCGCTTTCGTAGTCAGCCGGCGTGGGTTGCGGAATCTCCTCGGAGTTGTACCCGAGCAAGTAGCCGATCTGAATCAGCGAATAGAACAGTCCTTGGATTTCAATGCTGGCGCCATGGTAGCGCTTCTCCCACCGCGGACTCTTCACGAAATTCCAATTGAGTGTGAGGGAGGCATCGATCGGCTCGCCGTCGAACGAAGCCCCAATATCGAGTTGGTAGACGTAGCCATCTTCCGCCGCCCCGGCGAAGGAAATGTCGGAACCATTGGTATGCTCGCCATTCCACACGCAGGAGAAGGGATGCGCGAAGCGCTGCGGCATGGAGCCAATGAGTTTGCCGTTGACGAGCGTGACATAGAGCGCGCTGCCATCGGAAAAGAAGGCCCGATATTGCGACTTGTCCTTGTTGATGGCCGAGCACACCGCCAGCGACCGCTTCTCTTCGATGAACCGCTGAATGTTGCGCGTGAGTGTGGCGTCGGCAAAGTTGCCGAATTCCTGGGCCGTCCGAAGGGCCACCACGCCGCGATCATCGAGCACATAGCTCTGATCGAGGTTCTGGGCCATGTAGTCGATACCGCCAGAGGCCCTTGCATAGTCCACATACTTGAAATTGCTTGTGCTCGTGCCATACAGCATCCCAGTGCTGTTGCGCCCCCAGATCGCGAGGGTGGCATTGTCCTGGTCGCCAGGCTGGACGAGCATGTTCGTGATCGTGTCGCCGGTCGCCTTCTCGAACGCCCCCGCGAGGGCCGTCCAGTTGTAGGGCGTTCCGATACCGGACCCCATGATGGAGCTACCGATTGAGATGATCAGATGGTTGTGATGGACGCGGATGTGTTTCGGGGTATCGACGGCGGCACCGGTGCGAATCGGCACAAACACGAAGCCATCCCACTCAAAGCACCGATTGATGCCATCCGCCCCATAGATCCGACGCGTCGAGAGTTGCCCAGAGAAGTTGCCGAGGTCGAACTCGTACTGTCCGCCAGGCGCCAACGTGATGGCCGTCTGCGCCCCGCCGAGCGTGACCGGAATCGCGCCGATGGTGGCGGCGCCCGCGGTAAAGTTGCCAGGGGTAGGCGTGGTGACGATCAAGCGTCCGGCTGCCGTTGAACTCGCCCAGGTTCCCGACTCGAGCACTGCGCGCTTGACGATGGCGGTATTGCCGCCTTGTGTGAGGGTGTCGCCATCGGCCGGGATCGATGGTCCTCCCGCCGAGAATTCCACCTCGTTGAAGAGGGTCATTTGCGACCAGCTGGAGGAGGTCGCGCGGAACATATTGCAGGCCGTGCCTCCGGCATTGTCGCGGAAGGCGTAGATGTTGTAGACGCCGGCCAGGAAGTGCGAGACCACCCCGCGGATGGGCCCAGACCCCGGTACCGGCTGGATGTTGGAGCGCAAGACATCAGCCGCGAGATTGAGATATTGGGCTTGCTGTTCGGTCGTCACAGAGACGGAGAGTGCCACCGTCAGTCCGATCATCGTCATGCCGACCGAGACGATTTCCCCCTCGTCGAACGTGCCCGTCAGCGGCATGACCACGAGATAGTTGTCGCCCAGTTCGAGAATAGTCCCGGTTGCCGAGGAGGTCGCTCCGGTCAGGGTTTGCCCAGCCGTCGGCGTGTTGACGAAGCTCGAAATCTGGACGATGGCATAGACCCCACCGGATGGACTGGGCCGTCCGTCGTAACGCTCATAGCCTCCGACACGCGAGTAGCCCCCTGTGGCCGCGCATTCGAAATTGACCGCTTCCCGGCAGAATCCAGGCCCGAGCGCCAGCGTCGGCGTCAGCTGATCGAGGCCGCCCTTCAACGTGGTGACATCATCCTTGATCACCGGCATCGGCATGGTGGGAGTGGGTGCCATTAGGCGAGGGCTCCTGCTTGGCGGATGGCCGGCAATTGGTCTTGCCGTAAGAGTGCGAGCCGCCGCTTGTATTCCTGTGAGCCGAGCGTATACAGCTCAGGCGCCGCCTTCGTGACGCCAAATGTCATCATGGCCCGATACATGATGATGAGCGGGCTATGCGCCGGAGGGAGCGCCGGCACATCGGCATTGGCCGAAAGGGTTACTGGCGACCGATAGTAATCAGCCACGAACGTATAGCCAGCTGGAGGCTTCGGACCGAAGGTGATGGAGTTATCTGGCGCGATGGCGTATTGCGACGGCTGGGCCTTCACATCCCGATTGGTGTTGTAGCCCCACAAGGACTTGCAGGACTCGTAGGGAATCTCGTTGATGTAGAACTCGCCGGGCGTGCCGACAGATGTGAGATAGCCGCGGAGGTTGTTCCATTCCGGCACCCACCGGCTGAACGTGCCCGCCGAAATGCCGCACTGGGCTGTCGTGTAGCTGGCCTGGCCATCGATCGACGTCCAAGTCGCCGGGAGGCGCAGGAACTTCCAGTCTTGATGCAGCGATTGAATGTCGATCCAGGCTTGGACGACATAATCGACCAAGCGCTTGAAATCGCCCACTTGATTGAGCGTCGTGATGGGGCCCGTCCCAGAGACGCTACAGTCCTGCTTCAATCGCTGGACGAGTTCGAGAAAGGTCATGCGTCCCTTGGGTTAGCGCGCCGACAAGAGTTCCATGAGCCATTTCGCGCCGCGCGGATGCGGATCGTGCTGCACCGAAAACGGATGCTTGAGGACGACCGTGCGCGTGATGGCGTTCTGTGGGTCCTTGTTGGCCTCCGTCACCACCTTGGTTTTGAGGATGGTCTCTTTCGCGCGGCCGATGATGTCGAGGTACTTCCGCTTGACGGTGATAGACTCGCCGACCGGAACTTGCTTCCACTCCACCCATCGATTGTCCATGAGCACTTCAATGCCTTTGCCCTGACAGAAACAGTCCACAAAGGGCGGAGCAAACTGCTGCGAGGACGGCTGGAAGATAACCGTGACCGGGGATTCCATGAACTGCACTTCATCGAAATAATCTTTGGTGACTTCCGCGCCGTTCAGCAGCGCGATCTTGGAGTCGTCCGGCCGCGTGAACGCGCCATCAGCGGGCATATGCACATCGGACGGTTGTTCGGGCGTAATGCTGCGGCTGTCGACTTCTCTCCGAGACCGGGTGGCTGTGGCGGACATGGAAACCTCCTAGGTGATTGGGGAGGGGGCCCGCCGAAACGAGCCCCCTGCGATGCCGCGCGGGCGGCGATTACGAGATCTGCGGACGCTCCGGCAGCGTGACCAGGGACACGAAGGTGTAGGTCATGCCGGTGACAGAACTCAGGTTGTTTGTCCCGAAAGTCCAGGTGCCGCTCAGGGTTGATCCCCCCTTGAGCACGATGTACCCAATGGGGCACATGGTATCGGGGATGCTGGGCAACTCCGGCGCGCGCATAAACAATCCGGCCGCATCCAAGGGCTCAATGCTGCCCTGGCACGCCTTGACGTTCCCGTCCTTATCCAGACCGATCACGACAATTGTGCCCCGGTTGGCCGAGATCGGCCGGAAGGCTGACCCTTTAGCCGCATCGGTCGTCGGCGTGGCACCGTTGGTGATGGCGGACTTGGAATAGGCCTTGCCCTTGATGGCAAACGGCAGCGTGCCGGTCGTGCTGATGGTGGTCGTGGTCCCGGCTGCGAGGGCGCAGTTACCGAGAGCCAGCGTCAAGGGGACTTGCGCTAAGTAATCCATCGTGTCGTCTCCTTCCTTACGGTCTGCCGTGGGTTACAGCAGAATCGTCGGATCAAAAGGGCCAATTGCGTTGACGTAGGCGGCATTCGGCGCCACGGTCGCATCATCGAGCGCCGTAGTTCCGCCGACAAAATTGCCGGTCCCCGTCGGGTTGATGATCACGAAGCCCACCAACGCCTTGTTCACGGGAAACGGGGGGAAGACGACGGCCGCGAGGCTCGCGCCTTCCGTCCCCATCGCACTCGTGAGCGTGCCCGCCGAATCGACGAAGAACGCAAAGACGTTGAATTTGGCATTCGTGACGGTCCCCGACAGGGCCGCCATATCAGTATTTGCCGCCAGCTTGACGAGCTTGCCCGTCACCGACAGGTAGGTAATCGAGCCGGCTTTGGCGAGGACGCCGCCACCAGCCTTGATCACCAGACCTGCCGAGGTCAGGCATTGTGTAGACATCCGGTCACCGATGGGATTCAGGATCGCCCGAAGGAATTCCTTCAAGCGATCACCGGGTACCCCCAGCAACCATTTCGAAATCGTGTCGATCATCGTTCGTCTCCTTCTTCGGTCACGTCAGTGATGGACCGGGCTTAGCTCAGGTTTTTTACCCCGATGTTGCCGACGGCCATCCATCCGTTATTCTCGATCAGGACCGCCTTCCACCACTTGGCGCCGGCATAGCCGCGCTGGCCAAAGGGATCGGCCTTGGTCTTCTGGCCCACCGGCAAGAAGGTGGCCTCCACGGAGTTGCGACCGCGTAAGGCAATCTGGCTCCAGGCGTCCTGGGCACACACGATGAACTGGTGCACGTCGATGTTGGAGCCTGACGTGCTCGCGAGATTGGTTGAGCCAACGGCCGCTCCCGCATCCTGCCGAGAGGGCAAATCCGGATGCATGATGAAGCGGAACTCTTCGACCGCGCCGATTTCGCCTGGGACCGGTGTCCCCGAGGCGTAATCCTTCGCATCGATGAAGTTCGGAAGGTCGCGGATGTCCGAGGCGGCATCGCTGTGCACATACACAAACCACCCGGCCATCACGGAGGCGGTATTGAAGCCCGAGCCCGCGCCGAGCATCTTGGTAACCGGTCGCGCATGGTTGGCGCTCAGGTTGCGCGTGATCCGGCGCAACATGCCGAGACTGATGGCCCCGTTGACCGTGGAAATCGACGTGCCGGTCCCGCCGTAATACTGGTTGGTGCAGGCCTTCAGGTAGCCATACAGGATTTGCTCATTGACGAACGTGGTCCGTTCGCCAATCTGGATCTTCATCTGGGCCGGAATGTCATCCTCATAGAGATCCGCCGTCCGGTTGGTGAAGCCGTACAGACAGGCGTACTCATGGATGGTGACTTCCATGTCCATCGGCGTGAGGCTGTCAGGCAGCGGAGTTTGTCCGTCTGCGACCTGATGCGCCGTCACGACGGCTGCGCTCCGGTCCCCAGTCCCGTTCGCAAAGAACTGGTTCATGGTGTTGAAGTTGGTCGAGAGGGCGCCATACGGGAGGAATCGACGGCCAACGTAGGTGTCGCCTTCGTTCATCGGTAAGGTGCGCGTGATCTGCCGACCCTGCCGAGCCAACCGCTCTTCTGGCTGTGCGTGCGCGACAATGGCTCCGGCGAATCGTCCGAGGCGCCGTTGATCGGTTAACGTATAGGTATGTATGCTCATGCGAGAGGTCTCCTTCTCGTGTTATCGAGCCGCGGCCTTCTTGAACCCCACGTCAAAATCGTCTTCGTCAGGCTGTGCCGGGGAGACACCCCCGGCACTCTTCGGCGCGACGTTGGACGCAAATCGATTGGGCTTGGGGTCTGCCTTCGGTTTGGGCGCAGGCTTCTTGGCCGCAGTGATGTGTTCGTTGAATTTCGTGAGGGCGGACAGGACTTCGGACGGCCGCCAGCTATTGAGAATGGTCTGTCGCTCCTCCTCCGGCTGCGCCATCACCCAGTCTTTCCACTCCTGGGTGTTCACGGTCTTGCGCCATCCAGGATTGAGCGAGTCGACCACATCCATGGCCGCTTCCTGCCGCACTTCCTGTCGCACCTTGGTAATTTCTGGGCCCAAACGCTCGGTGACCAGGGCGTCGATCTGCTTGGGATCAAACGTCTGCGCCGGCTGGGCGGTAGTCGCCGGGCCGGTCCCCTTGATCTTGGCGAGCGCCCGATTGAATCCCGCGACCGTCATCTTGGCGATGTCGGGGAAATCGGCCTTCATCTCTTCGAAATCATCTTCAGACAGGGAGAGCGTTTGCCCTTTGGGCGTGGCGTCCTGCAATTCGCGAATGGTCCGTTCGATGCCGCCGATCTTCCCAAAGGCCGTCCCGAACTGCTTTTCCAGCGCGCCTTTGATCTCTTTGACCTGGGCGGCACTGCTCAACAGTTCGTCGTACTGGGCTTTCGTCAGCGGAACAAACTCAGGCGCCGGTTCCGTGGCAGGCTCAGCGGGTTCGGTCGTCTCCGGCGTCTCCGTCTGGGGCTCGTCTGCCACCGGCGAAGCCGTGGGCTCCGTGGGCGCAGCCGTGACCGCAACAAATCCCCCGTCAAAGTCCGCATCCGCTTGCGCGTCTGTCTGGGCTTCCGGTTCCTGCGTGGCAACTGATGTCTCGACGTCTCCCATGACCATCCTCTTTCTCATCCCGGCGCCCAAAGCGTGGGGATGTCCTGCCGGCCGTACCGTGATGGGGCGGCCTTACAGCGTGACTCGTGGCTCCTGGCCCATGGCCAAGAACTTCTTCACTTCAAAGATTTGTCCCAGGAGTTTGTTGCGCTCCCCCTCGGTCATCACCTGGTCATTGCGCTCGCGCAGGTCTTTCAACCGTGCGGTGTAGTGCGCATGCAGGCGAATCCAGAGCGACGAGGCTTTATCGAGGGGCGTGAGCGTCAACGCATCGATGGACATATAGTCCAGTCGTAGCGATTTTTAGTTAATTCGAGAACTAGAATAAATTCAGCAGTGAAAAGTACGAGACTACATCGAGAGGGAGGGGGAGGGCGGCTCCGGAATGGGCGTCATGCGATGGCCCTTCTTGGCGTGGCATCGCCGCATGGCCGCTGAGATGGCTTGTCGACGCTTCAGTTCTTCAGGAGGCAAGTCGGAGGATGGCCCAGCGCGACGCGCGCGTTCTTCCGGTGTCAGGGGAGGCCGGCCGCGTTTCTTGCGCACTCGCGTATCATCACTGGTCATGTGTAAATCTCCTCTCCATCCGCAATTGACACAATAGACCGGACAGCCGATCAAGACGGGATCAAACTCTGGTACGACAAGGCCCACACATTTAGGACAGGTCATGCCTGATGGAGATGTCCAGTAAACTGCCTTGGGACAGTGAGTACCCCATTCATCCACCCCAAGAGATGTTCCGGCACATAGAATCCCGGCACCCGCACGGTTCCCTGGGTCATACGAAAAAACTCGCGTCGGCTCATCGTGCGACCTTCACTGCGAGTTGATCTTGCGCGTCCATCTGGCCCTTGAGTTCATCGGAGACCAGGATCTTGTTCTTCAGGAACGAGGCATCGACACAGGCAAAGCGACCGCCTTCACTCCAGGTCAACAGCGAGCCGACCGTGAGTGGACGATAGGTGCCATCCGAAAAGACGAGGAGCATCCCATCGTTGCGACGCGCCAGGGCGACGCCCGCATCTCCCCCATGGTCTTCAATGAACTTCTCAAGATCGACGAGATTCCGACCGTCCCAGGTGGTCACGTCGTAGAAATAGGTACGTTCGGGGATGGTCATGTATTTGGGCATGGACTTTCCTTGGTGAGTGACGGGTTAGGCGACGTCCAGTCGCTCGAGCACGCGCTTGGCCGTCTTGAGCGCGTCCAGTTCGGCTTGCACCTTCGCGATGGCTTGATCTAGCGACGTGGGCATCACGTCGATATGTACGACGGGCGCAACCGGTTTCGGTGCGGTGGAGACCGTGAGAGCCTTCACGTCGGGAGCCGCCTTCACCGGATGGATCTTCCCCGCGGCTCTACGCGCGGCATAGTCCCGATGATATTCGACATGCCTCGTGCACATCTTGCGGCCTTCAGCCGCAGGTTCTTTGCATTGGGTGCATTTCTGCGTCATGGGATCAGTCTCCATATGTGCACAGCGTTCGGCTCGGCCGGCATCCCAGCGATGCCCACAACTCATGCACTTCGTCCAACAGCGCGTGCCTTCAACGGCTTCGTCCCGGGCATCGAGAGTGCTGGATCCTCCACAGTGCGGACAGGTCATTGCGGCCTACTCGGGATGGCGATGCGATACACGCCAGCATCGGTCAGGACGATCAGCGTCTTTGTGCTAGCATCAAAATGCGCATATTCGGCTGGCCGATTGAGCGTAACAATAACGGTGATGCCTGGGCGGAATTGTGGGCGAAAGGTCAACATCACGGTCATTTCTTGAACGCGTGAAACCGCCCAGTGAACTTGCCAGCGAACCGTTCGCCTTCTTGTTCGAGAAAATCTCCGGTATCCCGTAGCCATTGAGCTATTTTCTTACGCTGGGCCTTGGTCATCTCAGATGCGCCTCGAATGGTGATCACGGCTGGGCAGAGTTCTTTTGCTTGAGTGCTCATCGATGCCTCCTCGTTATTGCTGGAAACTCTTCCCCGGTTCAGCCCGTTGTGCTTTATTCCTTTGCCTAGTGGCGATGCGCTTTTGAATGGTTTCTTGGCTAATAACTCTTCCCATCAACGCTAGCGACACATTTTTACATCGCTCCGGGGAATGCTTTACGCCTAGCAGCCGCGCTGCCACTCTTGCACCAAAACCTTCAGGCTTAGGCCTTCCCTTAAGTGACACGCTTATTTTCGCCCTCGCTTCGGCGGTATGCTTCCGAGACGCGCTAGCCTTTGAAATTTTCTGCTTGGTTGCCTCCGTATGAGTTCTGCCCAACCAATACTCTCGACTTTTTTCATATGCTAAGGCACTCAATTTTCTGCCCTTCATGGCAAGGCGAAGTTTTTCAATCTCCGATTGTGTCTTCGGTCTCCCAGTTGCGGCTATACGCATCTTGGCAATTGTTTCCGGTGATCGCTTGACGCCTAACCGTGAAGCCAATGCACGGGATAACATTTCGGCGCTTGGCTTCCACCCCTTCATTCTCTCTGATAATTTGGCCTTTGTTGACTCGCTAATTCGCTGTCTAGCTCTAGCAATTCGAATCTTTTCCTTGGTTTCATCTGAGCGCTTCGATCCAATGTGCGCGGCGACAGTTTTTCGTATCGATTCATCATCCTTCTTGATACCAAGCGCGCTTCCTGCCGTAGGGCACATGTTGAATCCTGCCGGACCACACACTTCCAAGATATCCATCCAGTACTGCTCGCGAGCGATCAATTGGGTTTTGTCGGCAACGCGCTCAAGGACAGAAAATGCGAAAGCTTCACCACCGTACTCATCCCATGCTTTCTGCAAGAATCTATTGCAGTGTCGGTGATACTTAAGCTCTGTAATGTGTCGTGACAACCGACGAGTAAGGTCAACTGCACTCCCGACATAGACCCATCCCTTTGACACTAACTCAATCTTGTAAATCCCTGAGTTGCCCACTATTTCTCCCATGATTGACCGACCGGCGCTCTACCTTCCGGCTCCGTTGGCGGTTTCAACACTTCCGCCGCACGATCCTTCTCCGACAATTCCCGCTGCACCTGGAGCTTCTGGGTGTTCATGGCGAGATCCGCCTTCACTTGCTCCAGGGTCATTTCCCGCTTGTTGGCATAGTCCAGCATGGCGAGTTCGCGCTTCAGATTGAGTTCGACCATGCGCGCCTGATGCTCGTTCGTGGTCCGTTCGGTCTCGGCCTCGACATAGGCCTTATCGCGATCCGTATCTCGCGCGGCAATCTCCGTTCTGGTCTGCGCGTCAAGCTGGGCCTTCTGCTGATCCACCTGGGCCCGGATCTGTGCGGCCTGGACTTGCGGTGGGGGCGGCGGCGGCGTCTTGTCGATCTTCTCCTGTTCCTCTTTGCTGTATTTGAGCTTGCGCGGGTCGTAGCGATTGGCCTTGAGGATTTCGTCTGACCACTTCTTGGGGTCCATCCCATAGGCCGGATTGACCGCGGCATTGGCCAAGGTCGCCAGGAATTGGTTTTGGATATGCCGCTCGACCAGGGACGCGCTGCCATGCGCGTTGATCTTGTAGTCGCCCTTGCAGTCGTCGTCCACGTCCGGATCGAGCAAGAGCCATTCGTAGAGATGATCGACCACTGGCCCGTTGATGTCGTCGTCATAGGTGTAGCCGATGGACCGCAACAGCTGGTTCGCGTTGTTGTTTTGCAGTTCGGTTGCGCCCAACGTCTCCGGTGTGGTATCGCCCGATTGCCCTTGCGTGATGAGCGGAATGTTGGTCGATTCCTCCATGAGCCGCATGCCGTAGTTGATGATATTCATCAACGGCTCCTGGAAATTCGGGAAGGTGAAGAGGCCAAACGCCTTCCGCACGTCGTCACATTCGGCGCCCTTGTACCAGAGCTTGTCGCCGAGGAGTGTCCATTGCCCATCGGCCGGCTCGACCGCTTCCCGATCCATGACAATCTGCCCACCGGCCGCTTTCCCGGCGTTGTTGAGCATGGCGCGCGTCGCCGCGTTCACGATACGCTGGGGGGCTGAGCCTTGTTCGGCGATGCCGACCCCAGCCCAATGGCCCTCTCGACGCTGCCACGACATCACGTTGTAGGTGAAGCGCTCGCTATCTAGGTGACTCGGCACCGCCTTGATGATGCGATCATTGACCATCGTGAGTGAGACGCTGATTTCCGGCATCTCCTCCGGCAATTCCCCATCGCCCTGCTCGCGATCAATATCCCGGCGCAGCGCGTTGAGTGACAGCATGTCCTCGCGAGACAGGACACTGCTCACATGCCAGATTTCATAGCGCTCATCGGTCAAGGTGGTCACTTCCCGATGATCATCGACATATTTCTTCGACGGCCCTTCGATGATGGCCTGGTCGATCTGATCGGCAAGGTAGCTGGGGTCCTTCTTGAGTGCGGCCAGTTGCCGCTCAGAAATCAGGTCGCGCTCAAAAATTGCGCTGCCGGCATGAATGTTCTCGCCGCAATTCGGATCGGGATAAAAGTCCCACGGGCTGATGCGCTTGAGACAGGGGACGATCTTCTCGACCATGCGAATGGTGTAGCGTCCGCCTTCTCGAGAGACCGCGCGCACCTTCTGCACAATCGGGAACGGCCCTTTCAAGACGCCGACCCCCAACTTGGCACTATCGAAGATGATCTTCCTGGCTTCGCGCGTGTATTTGCACTCGACCATCCAGTCATAGATCTTCGTCTCGGCCTTCTCCGCGGCGTCCTTCGCCTTCTCCATCCGCTCTTGTGCGAGGTCTTTTTCTTTGAGCGGCACACCAGGCATCTTGGCGAGATCCATTCCCGGCGCTGGCGGAACTCCTGGCATCCCCGGCACGCCCGAAGGGGGAGGCGCGACAGGACCAGGAGCCGCCAACGGCGAGGGAATCGGCGGCGAGGCAACCGCCGACGCCACTTCTTCCGGCCGAGGGTCCCGCTCAAGAGGCTGTCCGGTCTCCGGATCAACCACTTGGGCATCACTCTTCTGTTGGGCAATCAACTCAGGGTCCGGCGTCGGCTCGATCGAGAACGCCTTGTCATCGGGAGGCAAGAGGATTTCGGCCAGTTTCGCAGCTCCGGCATCGACATACCGTGCCGTCAAACGGACGAAGACGGTTGAGCGAATATCCTTCTGGTCCGGCTGCAGTTCCTTCTGCACCGGCCCTTCTTTGGTCATGGGCTTGCACCACTTGGCCGTGCGGTACTCATGCCGGTTCGCATCGTCGATCCCGACATAGGCCTCTTCCGCCGCCATCCAGACGTCTTCAATCCCCGAGGCCTGGCGGCCTTTCACGAACGTATCCCGCTTCTGCGTGTAGAGGACGCACAAGTCTCGCAGCACATCTTCCGGCACACGCGATTTCTGCTTCGGTTGGGATGCATGCGCCGCATCGACGATGGCCTGATACTCATCGCAGAGGGCTTGGATGTCGGGGGAGAGTTCGACGGTGGAGGTCATGGAGTCTGCTCCTTGCTGTGACACGGCTGCCAATGATCTTTTCCGCTTTCGCACATGCCAGCCTTGATATATTCGCGTCTCGTCTTTTGCGCGTCGCAATCGGCAATTCCGAGCATGAGAATGACGAGGGCTCCGAATAGGATCATCCCGCACTCCTGGCCAGTCGGCGCAAGCGGAGTTCTTCAACAGCCTCTCGCATCCACAGCGCATCGTCGTGCGATTGGTGCCCGGGGACGCACAGGCGTGCATGTCGCTCAATGTGTGCGAGCAATTGCCCTTCCAAGTCCTCGCTGGGAATTTCGCTGATCTTCATGCCTCCACCACGACATCCGCCTCGGAGAATTTCATCTTAGGATCGTGCCCAAGATGCGTCTCCTGATTCGCCTTCCAGGCCACACGCTCTCGAATCGCCTTATCCCTGGCCTCTGTATTCACGACCAGTTCGGACTCAACCGCGCCTCGTTTCCGCCCCTTCTTGCCACCCTCAGCGGGAGCCTCAGCGGGCACCGCGGCCGGCACATCGAACTGCATGGTCACGCCAAGAAAGCCGTCACAGGGAGGCATGCACGTCACCGCCACGCGCACCCGTTCGGTTGTGTCGTCGACAGGCTTTGAATCCAGGAGGCGATAGGAAACGATCGGTTTCATGGGAATACTCCTACGGTTGAAAGACCCAGGGGGCCGGTGTGCCGGACATGGAAATCCAGCCGGGCGCGACCACATGCTGGTTGCCATCGGCGGTTTCGAGATAGTGCGTGCCGTCCGACGTGATCTTGATCTTGGTCACGTTGTAGACGTTGACGACCTGATCGCCCGGGAAGACATAGGAACGTGTTTCTTGTGGCACACTGAGGAGAATGAACCCAGACCCGTCTTCAATGCTTGGCATGATGAGACCTCCTGTTGTTGTCCACGCTGTTCACCCTTTCCGTTGTCGAGGCTTGGCATACGGCCGCGGCACGCAATGCGGTTTGGTGTCACCGAAGAAGCAGGCTTCGCACATCCAGCCCTTTGCGCCAACGTAGGGATCTGTCTCGATTTCCATCATGTGTACGCCGCAGTATTGGCAGACAGAATCAAGGGCTAGTCCATGGATTTCATGCGGATCAAACTTCTTCGGTGCCCATCGACTCGCCATGCTTACCCCAACAGGCCCATAGATGAATCCATCGGCCGCGCAGACTGCACAACCGGTCTCCGCATCCCCTCATCCTCATTGCTCAATTTGTCTCGCACGAGCGACGTATGCCGAACCATGTCCGCCCCGTGGGAAAACTCGTCATGCACCGGCGCGCCGGGCTCATTGGTCGTCTTCGAAATATGCCGCCGATAGCGCTTCAAGACTTCCATGAGCCGATCGATCCCGACGCCACCCTTGTTCAGCACCGTGACGGCCAGCATGTTGCGCGCGGAACGAATGCCGGATTCGAGATCCATCTTGGGGATGGATTCATTCTCCGGTTTCACTTTGCGGCCGAAGGCTTTCAGGATTTTGTAGTCGTTTGAGCCGGATCGGCGATCGTGCGAGAAGCCATCAAACGGCAAATAATCCCAGCCCCAGTTGTAGGGGAGCTTGTTGAGTTCAGCCGCCCACTCATCGGTTTTCTTGTACGAGTCTTCGTAGTAGGCGATGAACCGGACTTCCGAGCGCGCACGCTGCACCAGGCCGATCGCCATTGCGTCATTCCAGCCGAGGTCCCAGATCGTATGCACCTTCAGGCGAGGGTCGTAGGGGCAGGGCGCATAGCGGCCTTCGCGGATCATCGCGGCCACTTCCCGCGCATAAATGGCACCGGCCAGCGTAATACGCGGCTTGCCTTCCCAGATATGCTCGTACTCTTCTTGGGTCTCCGTCGCCTTGCAGTGCAATCGTTCCTGATCCAGCACGGTCGAGAACCACGGGTTGTCCCGGTAGTTGATTTCGATCACGATGGAATCGGGAGGCGTGTTCTCGATGAAGCGCACGTAGGTGTCGTCGGTCGTCAGGATGATATTCATCGTCATCCAGATTTCAGACTTCTCTTTGCGAATCGTCGGAATCAGGATCGTCCAGCTATTCTTGCTGACCGACTGGGCCTCTTCGACCCAGACGATATCGACACCCTCAAACGACTTGATGGATTCGGCTGTCAGATCAGAGAGCCCAGAGAAGAGAAATTCCGTTCCGTTATGGCCGCGAATTTCATCGCGCAAGACATCGTACACAGACCCCATGCCCAATAGCTCAATTTGGTCCTTGAGCAACTTGTGCACCGAATCCTTGATGCTGTCCTGGACTTCCCGACAACACAGCACACGGAGCCGCTGAGACGCGCCCTTGATCAAGAGTGCGCGAGCCACACCCCAGGAGTTATGCGTCACCGTCCCATCTTCCAAGAGGAAAAGATGATCGCCGTCCAAGGAAAAACCCGCCCATTCACCCTCACCGACCGGCTCAACCGATACCTGTGACAAAAGGAAGTTCTTGTTTTTTCGCAACTCCCCAACATCGACGCGTTTACGCGGTACTAGACATGGAATGCGCCACGTATCGCCACTGATTGAGACATACCAGGCCACCCCACATGCCCCATTATTCGAACACACAGTCTTGCGCAGGTTTAAACTCGTGCGAAATCCCAATGTATCCGCTAGATACTTGATATCACGCGCGAGCCGTTCATTTGTCTGTGCAATGACATACCCACCATGATGCTTTGCACCGTCAGAATCCACCAATCCAGCGAGCAGCTTTAATCGTACCTCTTCACTGTTCGTAAGATAGTCATGAGGGATATGTTTATTATTCTTAAGGCTGTATCGCTTGAACGGTTCCCATAAACTGTTATATCGACCATGACGCAGAGAGAGGCCAATGTCCTTGGCTTTGTGTCCTGGCTTGTGAATCACGGAACATGATCCACTCCGCATTGCCGCATACTCTCGACAATACGCAATTACTTCTTCATCAGCGGAGGTAATGCGCAACTCGCGACCCGTACCATCCCCGAGCCACAGACCAAGCAAGTACGGCTCTATATCGATGGCGCGTTTATCAAAGTTCAGTAGACCCGCACGATAGCCAAGGAAATGTGACTGCCATTGTTTACTTTGCCGAACAAACTCACTGACAGAGATATTGGTCGTATCTTCCCAATCAGGATAGCGTCCTTGAGGGGAGCGTAGATTGCCGCTTGGCATGAGTCGCACATCGCGCTTCGACGACACTGATTTTTTTAGCGACAGAATGTGGTGTTCATTCACCACATAGGCCATGCCAGATGTTTGCACGACCCGATACAAAGGCCCGGTTCCACGAGTGGTAGACAGCACGGTACGTGGCTTACTATCAGGCCCCATAACTTGCTCGCCAAGCTGTACATCTTCCACGGCTCGCAAGGAGCCATCCGCCATAATGACGCGAGTTCCAAGGGCAAGACACTTGGCGCCACCGCGGCCGCCATGGAGAATCTTGTAGCGAGAGGGAGTGAAGAGAGGTTGTAGCTTCTTGGGGAATTGCGCTTTGGTGTAGCTGTGCGGGGCCTCGAGTGTCGCGCTGGCCACTTAGACAAACTCCACAACGACACGTTGCTGAATTGGCCCGCCCCCTTCGCCTTTGTGCTCAACAGAATGCAGCTTTGGGTGGATGTACGGCGCCGCCGCTTTCGCGGCCTCCAAACCGCGTGACGCCCACAACTCCAGCCGCTTCGTGAACACCAGAGGATTTTCATTCTTGCCCTGCGTAGGTTCCGGTGCGCGCATAGTGCGCAAAAGGAATTCGAGGGGAGTTTCGCCAGTGGCTAAGACCCGGGCTTTGATCGCCTCATGGATCTTCGTGGTCTGCCCCTTCTTCCGACCTGCCCCTGGACGCCTGCCGCCTTTTGTGGCCATACTTTTTACTTGACTAGAATTGAATTCGATTCAACGAGCAATGCGAGCAATCGGCTCCATCTCGCCCGTCTCTTGATTGCGCGTGTAGCATTCCGCAGCGACGTACTGAAAGGCCGGAACAATGAACCCGTGATCTACTGATGAAGCTGTGCCGTGCAAGTCGTACAACTCGTTGAGCGGAACAATCTGCGGCTTCTCCATCGCCCACGACGCAGCCGTGAACAGCACTGCGCTGAGGATGAAGCCAAAAAGAAAATTCTTCATGCCGTCACACCCTTGACCGCCCAAAACACCGCTTCTTCCATGCGCGATCGAGCGTGATCAAACGCGCCGTTATCGTCCACATGTCGCAGCGCATCGACCAAATTGCAAAAATTCTCGCCCATGTGTTTCAGTTCGGACACTTGCGCCTTCTCATCCGCAGACAACTCGCGATACTGACTGCGCATGACATCGCTCACTGAATCACCGTGCCTTCCGGGATCGTATCGATCCGCTCGAATTCGTCTTTATCCTCTGCCGTCACCGGCTGTTCTTTGCCCAACGTTTTCATGTGCGAAGTCAACATGGCCCCCGCCACATGCGCCACGGAGGCGCGATCAAACCCTTCGGCGCCGTAGTCCACTTTCATCGTAAAACTACCGTCCGGCTTGTCCCAAATCGTGAGTGTGACCTTCGCCATGATGCCTCGCTTACGGGTTGGATTCGCGCATGTCCGGCGTCTGCGCGTGCTTCGCGTGGCCGTCTTCGAACGCCTCGTCATACCCGCCACTGGCGTGATGTTCCTTGCACAGACGAATCACCTCGCGGAGGAGGTCTTCGAGCTTTTCGACCGGCTGATCGTTGAGCAAAAACGTGCCATCCGGCAGGCACTTGATTTCGATTGCCCCGGCATCCTCGCTAGCGGATTCGTCCGCAGCGGGAGCGGGTGGGGTGGGGTTTTGGCTGATCGGATTCGTCGCTGGCTCTAGCATCGCATGGGGTCTCCTCCTCGGCTTACTAATGCGCAACAAAAAACAACACCTGCCCCAGCTTGTACGCAGTTCTAGACCGTGTGTCAAGCCTGAGAAACCACTCGGCACCCCCCTAGTTTTTTACAAAACCAGCAGGCGGCATCGGGCGCGCTCGCGCGCTCTTCTCTTTCTTTTTCTTCTTCGGGATTCGGGACTCGGGATATCGGGATACCGAGGGAATCTGTTCGCGGTTGGTCTCCGATGTGGGTCACATGTTCGACACATGCGGGTCACAGTAGGGCTCATCACCATTCAGAGACGTTCAATGGCTTGACATGAGAGAGGTTTGAACATTTGTGATGGAACCACACTTCATGAGTGCCTACGCATGAGTACGTACAGTCATAAATTTGACGCGACTTTTCAAAAATTCACCCTGTGTGTCTAATGGATAATTGGTTATCCACAGGTACCGATCCGAAAAGCCAAATACCATTAGACACACCAAAAACATTTTTTTGAGAGCGGTTCTCAACTAAAGATGGGCATCCGTGAGGTAGGTAGTTCTTCTAGGGCCAAAATAATTTTATGTAGGCCATTGACATCTATGCGCCGCGCATAGTAATATCCAGCCATGATGATTGCGCGACAGAGCCTAGGCAGCGCGAGCCCGACGAGCCTGGCTCTCCACCACTCGGGGGAGGCGGATAGCATGTCAGACTATTACATCTACACAGATGCAGAGTCCCAGAGAATTACTGCTGAGAATGTCGATGCTGCAATCGCGAAATTTGACCCGACCCATCCGACATGGGCGGAGCTGGCTAGACACATTGAGGCAGTAGGCGGATGGGCCGGAGTGCAAGAAAATGGCGTAGAGCTATTGTATGCAGGGAAACGGTAGGTGCTGGCGCGGAAATGACTGACGCTGACAACTGAGCCGATCGTCCGGCTTCGCTCCAATGGGGCCGCGCCAGCAAAGGGAGTATATGCCAGAGGCACGACTGATGCAACAGATCCCCCTCTCCACCGAGTACGCGATCCGGGAGGCTGTGGCCATACTGCGCGCCTCCCGGCGCAATTTCAGATCCCGGCAGGTCGAGCAGGCCAGGCAACTCCTGGAGATGGTCCTGGCCGATCTGCCGGATCGGCCCAGGAAACCCATCGACGCTGTAGCGCGGGAGATCACGGAATGACCGCCGAGCAACTCAAATCGATCCGCGCCACACTGGGTCTCACCCAGGCGCAGCTGGCGCATCGGCTCGGCGTGGTGCCATCCACAGTCGCAAAATGGGAGCAGGGCGTCCATCCAATCTCGCCGATGGCGGAAAGAGCAATTCGTAGCCTGAATTGACGTACAAAAACGGGGCGGTTCGAACTCGACTCAGAACTGTTTATCTCGACTAAATTCTGGATAGGAAGGCAGAAATGCTTGTAAATAGTCGAGATGGGACGTAATGGAACGAAGCTAGAAGATGCCTGATGAGTTTTCAAGACCGGCACGTTCGGCCACTCCGTCACCCCTCCATCGGCCATATGACATTGAAAATACGATAGAATATCCAATCACGTCGCGTCACTTCCGGTTTTGGATTCCCGGATGAGGGGCGGTTCAGGGGTGGTTCGCGTTTGCAATCGCTCGATCGCACTCCGCAGCCGTCCATGGTCTCGCTTTAGGTAGCGCTCCATCGCCTTCCAGCTCTTCCACCGGCCCAAATCCTTGATGTCTTTCACTTCCACGCCAGCTTGTTGCAACCGAGCCGCAAACGTATGCCGGAGGGTGTGGAAGGTCTTTCCACTCTTCCGCGACAGGACGATGCCGGCGCGCTTCGCCGCGGGCTTGAACCTGTTGTTATACCAGCTTTTATGGTTCACGGGCTCGTGCGGATTCTTCTCGTTCGGGAAGACCCACACTGAATATCTGTCCCGCCGTTCGAGCAAATCCCGGGCATCGCGGTTGATCAGAAAGACTTCCGGCTTCCCGCTTTTCGGGGTGCGCAACTTGCCGTAGCCGCGCTCCAGATCCAGGTCATCCCACCGCAGCGTGAGCAATTCTTCCTGCCGCAATCCCGTCAGAATGGCGAGACTGGGCACGCAGGCATAGGGGCCCAACTCTCGAGCCAGGGCGCGTTCTTCGTCGTGGCTGAATTCCACTTCCGGAGGACTGGGCTCTTTGAACTTTTTCAGCTGACAGGGATTTGCCGGCAGCGTGCCTTTTCTCACTTCAAGGGCGCAGACATGGTGCAGCCAGGCGAGATACCGATTAACCGTGGAGTGCGACAACGGCCCGCGAAAGGACCCATGTGCGAGCAAATGCGTGCGAGCGCGATCAATCTGAGGCGCCGAGAGGTTGGCAAGGGATTGTTCGCCGAGGAATTGTGTCCAAAATTTCCCGTACACCTGTTCGCCGGCATAGTTCTTCTTGTCGGTCGCCTGGGCCAAGTAGTGCGCGATGATGTCAGCGAGAGTCGGTCCGGACTCCCCATGCCGTGGAGGGAAAGGGCGATGCTCGCGCAAGTCCTTCTTCCGGTCGTCATACCAGTTACGCGCGTCCTGCTTGCGCCGGAATCCTTGCCACTTGTGGGCCCGTCCATGCGCGTAGAGTCGGACGCCGAACCACTCCGATCCGTCGGCCGTCGTGTAGACAAACAGGCCCCGGTCTTTCCGATCCTTACGTGCCATTGCCTATCGGGGCTATAAGTGCTGAATCCAATCCAAGAAAAAGAAGAAAACCATCAAGGCTATAGGCACGGCGAGGCTCAGCGCAGCCCAATAGAGGAATCCCATCCACAATTTCCTTGTTGGCGAGTCACGGGGTAGCAGTCCATCCAGCGGATCAGATGTCCGGTTCATCATGTCCTACCTCCTCCGGTGCCCAGGTAAATGCCCAGGAATGCCACTGAGGGATACACAACCACTTTCGATGAAATTAGATTCGCTGTCGAACGATTTCCCACAGTCCATCATCTCGCAATATGGCGCGTGCCGCGCCCTGGGAGGGGTGCGGGAATTTGATCAGCGGGAGTGGCCCCCTTTTCGGGGCGATTTAGATTCTACGACCGTCAATTTCTTCGTGTTCGTCTGAAGTCGATCGCGCTCCATTCCTTCGTCTGACAGGCCAAGTGCCATGCGCAAGATATAACGCGCCTGGTCCGTCATCTTCCGATCACTCCTCGCCGCCGACTCTTCCAACGCAGCGTGAAGCTCCTCGTCTGACCGAATGTGAATGAAGTCGCCCTTCTTCGACATGCATGGAATCTTAATGATTTCAGAATGTTGCATACAACTCCAAAAAAGTTACTAAAAGTTGCAGAAAGTTATTGACAAATTTTATTCCTTGGGAGTACAAGTAACATCATGCAACAAAAAACAACAAAACGTCTGGTTCGTGTCATCTCGGATATTGATCGGTCATTGGCGCGCAAGCTCGATTCTGAAGTCGGGAAGACCGGACTGAGCCGGGCAGCCATCATCCGATTGGCACTCATCCAGCGATACCAACCAGCACCGCAGCACCCATAACCCCGGAGACCGCACCATGTCTCGCCCGAAGATGATCGCGCGCATGAGTTTCCGCCTTCCCGAAGAGCTTGAAGCGGATGTCCTTCGTGAGGCGCAGCGTCGGTCCTGTTCGACGAATGAAGTCATTGTGACGGCCTTGGAGAACGAAATGTCGCGCATGCTCACGTACCGGCTGAACTACTACAGCGATATACACCCCCTCCTGGTGAGTGGCGAGGGAAACCGTGTCATACACGCGTCAACCTTGTCCGACACGATGAGGAACCGCGCCTCATGAGCACCAAGCACGCCATCACAGCAGGAGAAGCCAGATTCTTTGCGTACCTCATTGGGCAGGAACGCGCATGGAGCCGGGCGCGAGTGATTCAGGAGGCCTGTGCCATCTCGGACGGATCGCTCCACAGCTACATCCGACGATTCAGGGAATTGGGCCTGTGTGAAGTGGCGCAGATGAAACCGGAGCGCTATCGCTTCTCTACGCCAAGCAGTCCTGAAGGCCAAGACTATCTCAAGTTGCTCAAAACAGCCGCTGAGGTCATCGCCTACGAGGAGTCCCAATCATGAGCGTCACCGACATCAGCCCAGCAGCCGTCCACGCCATCCGACAGGAGTTCTTAGAAGGGGAGCGCGCGAAGTGGTTGACCGTTGAAGAGGCCGCCTACGTGCTGAGCACGTCACGCGACACCATCTTTCGCATGATCAATAACGGTCTGCCGGTGCGACGCGAGGGGAAGGTGATCCGGATTCACATCGAGGACCTTCGCCCGCGTCAGCAGGAGGTTCAGCCATGACCCCACAGACGCAATGTGATCGCTGCTACCGACTTGGCCCGGTGACGTGGGACGAAGAGCAAGGTTTTTTGTGTTCCGAATGCCTGAATCATTTCACGCGACAGCGTGCACAGGACTTGGCGGACGACGAGGACCGATACGACAACACGGCCATTGACTGGAACGGCAACCTGCTCCACGAGGCCTAGCGACCGGGCACACATTCACCATTTGGATGCTTGAGGAGGAACGAGCATGCAATCTCTCTACACCCGCATCGACAAGACACGCGTTTTACTGCAACCGACGCCGGTTGAGCCGCACGAACGCAAAGCCTTCGGCCATGAGGACGAAGAGGACATGCCTCTCGCCTTCGAGTCCTGGAATTGGAACGCGCTGTTGCTGGCCATCGTTCTCAGCTTGAGCCTGTGGACCATAGGGTTTCTCCTGATCAAGAGCCTGGTGCCCTACCTGATTGCGTGGTTGGAGCCATGAGGCTCTTAGGATTCGGCGTCCTGCTGCTGGCCTGGTCCGTCCTGATCATCGGCGGGTGTATGGCCGTGGTGGAGTGGCGACGCGATTGGCTGAGAGCCAAGTGGTTGCGGGAGACCCGATTCATTCCGTTGCTCGAAATGCAAGAGACCTTTTGGAAGGCGAAGTGATGCGACCGGACTTTGACAATTATGACTACCGAATCGCGCTGGCCATGATTGGGATGGCTATTCTAGCCTGGTTCGTCGTCGCGATCTATCGGTAAGCACGCGCAAGGCAGACGCAAGGAGGCCCCACATGACGACCGTTGTAGAGCAGGACTTGAGCACATTGGAACAGCAACTCGTGACGTACCAGGAGAAGACGAAGGAGTTTGAGACCATCACGGAAGACAAGCTCGAAGAAGCGGCCATCTTCATTGGGGGATGCAAGGCCGCCGAGAAATGGATCGAGTCGGAGCGCACGGCCAAGGTGAAGCCGCTCAATGACGAAGTGCGCACGATCAATGCCGCGCACAACAACGTCAAGACCGGATTTGAGCAGGCCCGCACCACAGTGGAGCGCAAGGTCTCGCTCTACCGAATCGAGCAAAAGCGATTGGCGGATGAGCGGCAGCGGCTCGAACTGGAAGAAGCCGCACGAATCCAGCGCGAGAAAGAAGCCAAGCTCCAGGCCGAGCGCGAGGCGTTAGCGAAACAGGAAGAGGAAGAACGAATCGCGCGAGAGAAAGCCGACCTGGAAGAGACGAGCATCGATCGCAAGATCGAACGCGCCGAGCGGGAGTTGGTCGAATTGCAGGAATCGGCGCCCGAGAACATGGATGCCGCCTTTCAACGCAAACTGCAAGCCAGAGAAGAGCGCGTGTTGACGCTGCGCGCCGAGAAAGCAGCCCTGGCGCCGGTCGTGGTCGATACCTCTGCGACCGATGCAAAGCGTGAAGAAATCGCCAAGCTGGAAGCGGGAGTGGCCGTGCCGATTGTGGCGCAGGTGGTCGAACAGGCCCCGAAGACCATCAAGACAGGCGCAGGTTCCGTGTCGTTCAAGGACGACAAGAAGACATGGTGCCTCCCGAATTGGCCGGATACGTCCAAAAAATTCTACACGCGCGATTTGGTGAGTGATGAGGAGATGGAGGCGTTACCGCCACGCATCGCCTTCCTTATTCGGCACAGCGTCTTGGATGCCCCAACGCTTAACAAGTCCCATGGAGCCGGCATTCGGTTTCCCAAGCCATTCGGCGAGGTTGCTGTCTTCGGTGGGTCGCAGGTGCGGAGCAAATAACTATGAGCCTGAAGTCCGACGAGAAGAAGCGCATCAAGCAGGAGAAGCGCGCGCAGCATGGCCACTCGTCTTCCTGGCAACTGTTCCTGTCCCAGTGCAAGGACTCGACCTGCACCAATGTCGAGCACGAAACATTCGGGCTGATCTTGCAATGTCCGAACGATGGGCAGGACGGCGCGCACCAGATGCTGTGCACCGGCAGCCGGCATGTCTGCAAGCAGTGTCAGCCTGCAGAGACCACATAAGGCGCCCCCGTTGGGGGCAACCTGGAAGATCCGCCCCAGGTCAAGAGGACGGTCCCGAGGCGGTCACCTCGGTCTTGCATCGTGGTGCAAGGGGCCGGGGTGAGGGAAAACAGGCCCTCACCCCACTTGCGGAGGACCCATATGCAGCGTGGCCATCGTCTCGATCAACTACACCTGCGGGAACTGTTATGCGAGCAATTCCACGGCCGTCTTGGCCGACGGATGGGAAGTGGTGGCTGGATGAACGAGCTACGCGACCCCAACACATTGATTGTCCTGGTGCTGGCACTCGTTCTCGCAGGGGCCTGCATCGGGATCACGTTGGCAGGGATTCGATAACCAGGAGGGGAATTATGACCGGAAAGCAATTCAAAGAGTTCGCCAGTCAAGTGCCGGATAACGCGGTGATCGAGATCGAAACGGACTCCAGGACCTACAAGGATGAATGGAAACGGCTTGATCCGAAAAAGATCCAAGCGCGGTTCGTCTTGAAGCCTTCAGCGATAGAGACGGTTAACGAGCAGGAACAAGTGGAGGCCTAACGTGCTGATGCTGCCGCGGTTCTTCATTCGACGCCTGAAACTGGAGCGTGAACAACGGGCGCCTGTGCCGTCTCAGCGAGCCTCGACCACCAGCCGAGCGCGCGCCAGTCGATCGACCAAGGCGAGATTTTGGGCCCTTCGAGGATTGAAGAAAGCCAATGGAGGAGATGTCATGGAACACGCGCCGCAGTGTCCTGCGTGCCACTCAGATGATGTGACCAGGATCACGCATCCGCCATCCTTCGCAGTGCCCGAGTCGTCCAGCTGGGAGTGCCTGGAGTGCGAGCACCAATGGGGACAGGAGTAAGCCGACATCATGCCGTTCATCATCTGTCCACGCTGCCACCAGGCAACCGACTTCGCCGAACCGGTCGGGGATTTCTCGACCACGCATCTTCTCTGCGAGCGGTGCGCGGAGGAGTTCGCAGTAGAGATCAAAGAGGAGTTGAAAGGGACGCGCGGAGAGGATTCGAAGGAGCCGAAGGCATGAAACGCCTGATTTGCGAGCGGCACATTCCGAAGAACTATCGGCATGTCGAGACCGGCAAGCGCTACTGGGCCGTGAGTGAAGGCCTTGAAGTGCTCCACCCTGAGCGCTTCGCCATGGTTCGCAAGGATGTGCTCAGCAAGGCCCTCGTGCGGGGCACGCAGGTTCACGCGATCTTTGCCGACATTCTGGCGACGAGGGGCAAGGTTCCTGGGTACGCGTTTGAACTGAAGAAGGTTCCCGCTGTGCTGCGCGGGTACGCCGCAGGGCTCTACGACTGGGCTGACAAGCACAACGTCATCCCACGCAAGATCGAATGTTCATCCGTCTGGGAGAGATGGAATGTCGCCGGCACGGCGGACACGGAAGCCTACTACGGACGCGAACGACTCATCATCATCGGGGAACTGAAGAGCGGCATCGAGGAGCGATTGAACCGCGTGCAAGTCCAAATCTATGGGCAGATGGAGGAGTACCGCGAGGCGAAAGCCTACCTCCTGATCTATGTCGATAAAGAGGGGCACGTCAAAGAGAAGTGGGTGCAGCCATCGCCTCACGATATCGCGTGGTTCTGTGCAGGCATTGGAGTGTTGAACGGTCGGATGAACGGATAACCAAGGAGAATCGCATCATGTCATTACCAGCTATCCCAGCTAAAGGAATGCGCCAGCAAGACAACGGCCTTGTTCAAACCGTCGAGCAAGCCGCCGAACTGGCCGCCGTCAGCGCCGCTTCGAAAGAGCGCGCGGAAATTGAGTCCGCGATGATCATCGCCAAGCGCATGCCGAGAAATGAAGCCGACGCCTTCCAGCGACTCATGAAGGCCTCGCAGCGCCCATCATTCGCCGAGGATGCCAATTACACCTTTCCGCGCGGTGGGCAGGATGTCAGTGGGCCCTCTGTGAACCTCGCCAGGGAAGCGGCCAGGACGTGGGGCAACATTCGCCATGGGTTGCGTGTGCTGCGAGAGGATGAGTCGTCGCGCACCATCATGGGATGGGCCTGGGACCTGGAGAGCAATACCAAGATTGAGGCTGAAGACCATTTCGAAAAGCTCATCCAGCGCAAGAATAAATCCACCGGCAAAACCGACTGGGTAGAGCCGGATGAGCGCGACTTACGCGAACTCACGAACAGGCGCGGCGCAATCCTCGTGCGTAACTGCATCCTGCAATTGTTGCCCAAGGATTTGATCGAAGATGCGCTGTACCAGTGCGGAAAGACGCTCCAGAACGCCGCGCAGAGCGATCCGGACGCGACGAGAAAGCGGCTGCTGTCAGACTTTGGGCGAATCAATGTCAGTGTGGCCATGCTCGAGGGCGTGTTGGGCCATCCGTTCGATCAATGTTCGCCGAAGGAATTGGCCGACTTGCGCGCCATCCACAACAGCATTGCCGCAGGGAATTCCACCTGGGCCGAATATGCGAAGGATGCCGGCCAGGAAAGCGAGCCGAAGGCCGATATCAATAGCCACCTGTCGAAGCAATCTCAGGAGCAAGCCACCACCGGCACTGCGAGTACCCACGCAGACGAGTCGACGAGTCCTCCCTCCGAGACTCCTACCGGTGGGGGCCCTGGGCATATGACGCCGCAGGAATGGAGCGCCATGCTGCTGTACCTCAATACCGATCCGGAGCGCATGAAGGTCAAGAACAAGACCAAGGCGGCGCTAGGCATGAAGCCATTGGATAAGCTCAATTCGCTCCTGGCCAACAAGCAAGTGGAGTTCATCGGCAAGCTGATGCAGATCGCCAAGCAGGAAGGCGTGGAGATCACGTTTTAGGGCTACCGGAAGGAGTGTGGATCTGTGAGACCACGTTGGTTGGATGAGGGGAGAATCAATATCGCTGGGGGAATTGCCACGGTTCGGCGCGAGTCGGCGCCTCGAGCAATACCTGTCGGGCCTGATGGCAATCGCTTCGATAGCAAAACAGAGCAGGCCTACTTCAACCATCTCACTGCGTTGAAGTTCGGCGGGGAAATCATCGAATTCTGGTATCACCCCTTCACGATCAAGCTTGCCGATGGTGTCCGCTACACGCCTGACTTTCTTGTTCAGGTCGCCCCCAGCACATCAAGGCTCCAAATCCATGAAGTGAAAGGGTGGAGCAAGAACGTCCGCGACGGGATCACCAGGGTCAAAATCGCGGCATCGCTCTATCACTGCTTTGACTGGCGCATGGTTCGGAAGGGTTCGTCCAAGTGGGAGATGACGTTTCTTTAATCACAAGGAGACATGACGTTATGGCGAAATTGCGCGAAGTGAAAATTGAGAAAGCAATCCGATCACGCACGAAGGTGGAAAGCTTGCGGTGCGATCTGACCCCAGATGAGCAGCGAGTGAAAGGATTGGATCTGGCGCAGCAAGAGAAGGACATCTACGACCTGAACCAGCAGAAGAAGCTGTCAGCTGACGACTTCAAGGAAAAGATCGAATTGGCCACCAGGCGCATGACTGGATGCGCGCAAGTCTTGCGGCAAGGCTACGAGTATCGTCCCATAGAATGCGAAGAGATCTACGACTACAGCACAGGGACCGTGCGCCTGATTCGGAAGGATACGCGAATCATTGTGCATGAACGTCCCATGCAAGAAGTCGAGCGGCAAATGACCTTTGTGGCTGATGCAGAGTTTGAGGAAGTTCCCAAGCAGCCAGAAGCGAACGCATAGCATCGCATCAGCCAGGAGTCCCAGCATGGAACAACTCTCAATCGTCGATGCCATCAACGCCAGAAACGAGGCAATGGTCCGCGTCGAGAGCCATGCTGGGCCGTCCTTTATGGAGAGCGCCAAAGACTTCGTAACTACCTATCTCGCTACACATGGGGCGACATCGGGGGAAGTCCTCACGACTGCCTGTGTCGCGAGCGGAATTGTGCCGCATGACGAGAGGGCTTTTGGTGCCGTGTTTATGCGGCTGTCGAGAGAGGGGACCATCCTCAAGGTGGGCTTCTGCCCGCGCGTGAAGGGGCATGGGACGTCGGGCGGGAATATCTGGGATTTGGTGAAGAGGGAGCAGTGATGGACTACGCGGAGTTTCTGAAAACAAAAACGCGCCGATTTGGGAAGAATGGCTTTCGCGTCGATGCGAGCACATTGCCGGCCAACATTTTCCCTTGGCAACGGAAAATCGTGGAATGGGCCGTAGCCAAAGGTCGCGCGGCGATTTGGGCTGATACTGGATTGGGCAAGACGCTCATGCAGCTGTGTTGGGCGGATCAGGTGGCGAGACATACCGGCAAGCCGGTGATGATCCTGACCCCGCTGGCCGTGTCGTATCAGACCGTCGCTGAGGCTGCGAAGTTTGGACTGTCGGCCAATGTCTGTGCGGAGAACGACGAATCCGCCGTGTTGAGCGTGACGAACTACCACAAGCTGCATCGGTTTGATGCGACGAAATTTGGTGGCGTGGTGTTGGATGAAAGCTCGATCTTGAAGAGTTTTCAAGGCAAGACCAAAACGCTCCTGACAGAGACCTTTGCCCAGACGCCATTCAGGTTGGCCTGTACCGCGACTCCCGCGCCGAATGACCACCTTGAACTCGGGAACCACTCAGATTTCCTCGGGATCATGCCACAAAAAGAAATGCTGGCGCGGTGGTTCGTCAATGACCTCATGGGAAATATGTCATGGCGGTTGAAGGGCCATGCACGAAAGGACTTCTGGCGATGGGTGGCAAGCTGGGCCGTTGTCCTTCGCTCGCCAGCGGATCTTGGCTATTCCTCCGAAGGGTACGACCTTCCGAAGCTGACGATTCACCATACCGTCATTCCCGCCACTGGCATTCATGTAGATGGGGCACTATTTGCAGACGCCAGCTTATCAGCGACGACACTGCATGAAGTCTTGCGACAAACGGCACCCATGCGAGCAGCAAAGGTCGCTGAGTTGGTCAATCGAGAGTCCGATGAATCGTGGCTCCTATGGACCCATACCAACTACGAGTCCGATGCAGTGCATGAGACTGGGATTGAGATTGAGGAAGTGCGCGGATCGGACTCGGACGAGAAGAAGGAAAAACTACTGTTAGGGTTTTCTGATGGAACCGTTTCGCGCCTCATGACCAAGCCGAGCCTTGCCGGATTCGGGATGAATTGGCAGAAGTGCGCACGAATGGCTTTTGTTGGCATGAATTACAGTTATGAGCAGTTCTATCAAGCGGTGCGCCGATGCTGGCGATTTGGACAAACCAGGCCGGTTGACGCCTATTTGCTTGCGACTGATATGGAGTGGCGTTTGTTCGATGCGCTGGCAAAGAAGCAGCAGGCACACAAGACTATGCAAGATGAAATGATCGGATTGATGAAGGAGGAATCGGAATGCTTGATCTCCGCATAAGGGGAGAGGAAATCAGGGCGGTAACTGGAGAAGGCTGGACGATGTTCCATGGTGACTGCGTGCGCGTCGTCTCGGCCATGGAGGATGAGAGTATCGGGCTCTCGGTGTTCTCGCCCCCATTCAGCAATCTCTACATCTATTCGGACTACCTAGAGGATATGGGGAACTGCCTGAACCATGATGAGTTTTTCGCGCACTTCTCATACCTGATCGAGCAGTTGTATCGAGTGACGCAAACTGGCCGGTTGTGCGCAGTTCACTGCAACGACCAGACGAAGCAGAAAGGCGTGGATGGGGTGTGCGGACTCTATGATTTCCCTGGAGACATCGTGAGGGCGTTCCAATCGAAGGGATGGGTGTTCCATAGCCGTGTGACGATCTGGAAAGACCCTGTGATTGAGATGCAGCGCACCAAGAATATTGGGCTGCTCCACAAGCAACTCAAGAAGGACAGCTGCATGTCGCGCATGGGACGCGCCGACTATGTGCTGGTGTTTCGGAAGTGGGGCGATCATGACGAGGCGAATTTCCCGCACCCCGTGAGTCATACCGCCGAGGAATTTCCTGTTGATCAGTGGCAGCAGTGGGCCTCTCCTGTCTGGATGGACGTGCGGCAGACGAACGTCTTGCAATACCAAGATGCCAAGGGGCAGTCAGACGAACGGCACATTTGCCCGCTTCAGCTCGATGTGATTGAGCGATGCATCGGCCTCTGGTCGAATCCTGGGGATCTGGTGCTGTCGCCGTTCGCCGGGATCGGATCGGAAGGTTATCAGGCATTGAAGATGGGGCGCCGATTCGTGGGGGCTGAGTTGAAAGATTCGTATTTTGAGATGGCCTGCAAACATCTACAAGAGGCGGCAGGCCTCAAGAATCAATTGAGCCTATTGCAGGGGCATGAATGACCGGCGATTGGTTTGTGTATGCACTGATCTGCCTCAACGCAGGTGCCATGGTGACATACGCATGGGGAGGCAATCTCAATAAGGCGTTCTATTGGCTGTGCGTGATCGGGCTGAACTATTCGATTCTCAGAATGAAGTAACCGGAGGCACTGATGGGAACCATTGTCGGCAGTTGGGCTCAAGACGAAGTGCGAACAACCACGATTGCTCAGTCACATTCCGCCGCAGAACTGTTGCAGCGTGAATATGATCGCACGCTGGGCATTGTCAACGAAGTCGCGTCAATGCAAGGCATGTCCTTTCCATCCGAGCAGGAGTGGAACGGACATCGACTAGCTTGCCAGATGATACGGGAGAGACTTGAGAAGGGACGAGGATAATGCTCTGGATCGGCGAACAGACACAAGACGCGGCATCGTAGGAGGAGGGGAGATGAATCTATCTATCGACTCGATCAAGTGTTGGACATGTTAATGGAAGCCATTGCCCAGGTCGGCAGTCAGTACCAGTGGGCCACGAAATACAAGCTCTCTCCGCAGTACGTGAGCGATGTGTTGCGTGGGAGACGGAACATGGGACCGGCCATCTTGAAGGCACTAGGGCTAGAAGCGGTCACGCAGTATCGGAGCCTGAAATGACCCCGCGCACCTGGGCTGAGAAGGAGGTGGCAAAAGCCGTTACCGGCTATCAGTGGAATGGGCGTATTAGAAAGTCAACCGTCACACTGCCGGCCATTGCTGTCAAACTCTTGCTGGCCGAGCACCAGCGGGCCGTGCGTATTGTGAAGCGGGCCATTGCTGCTCAAAAAAGAAACATAGAGCTGACATTGCAACGTGGGCATGAAAATAACGGACGATTACACGTTTTCGCATTAGCGCAACTTGAATCCATCCTCGCCGCCCTTGAGCGAGGCCGCACAGCAAGGAGGACAAAATGAGCGTATCAAATTTGGAAGTGTTACAGAATGCGCAGATGAATCTGGAGACGTTTGTACGGATGAACCCGATGGTTGCACGGCATCCAATTTTCATGATGGCAACTGAGCAAGTAAAGAATGGAGTCGCAGCACTCAAAAGCGGCAAGGACATCAACGATACGTATATTGAAGATTGAGCGAGGCCGAGGAAAAGGGGGGAAGGGATGAAAATTTATGTCGCGAGTTCATGGCGGAATCAGTATCAACCAAAAGTCGTAGAGGCGTTACGCATGGATGGGCATGAGGTTTATGACTTCAAGGACGCCGAAGGATTTCATTGGTCTGAGATTGACCCCTGTTGGAAAGGGTGGTGCCCGGTAGCCTACCTGAACGGGTTGACGCATCGCTGCGCTGAGCGCGGATTTAATCGAGACATGACAGCACTGAGGGAATGTGATGTCTGCGTGTATGTGATGCCGTGCGGTGTGTCAGCCAGTCTTGAAGCTGGTTGGGCGTGTGGCGCCGGGAAGCGGGTCTTTGTCTACGTGCCCGAGTTGCGAGAGCCAGATTTAATGGTGAAGATGGCCGAATTGGTTACGGATAATCTCGCAGATATTCGCGCCGCATTAGCCTAACGCACCGAGGCCGCACACGGAGGGGGGGGGTAGATATGAGCAATGCAGACTTTGATATAGCGTGGTGTGAAGATTGTCAGCAGTGCCATCTGAATGGGATATGCCCAGCATTAGGCGACGATGCTAACCGCGAGATGGGACTGCCAGAAGGCGAGGACTGGGGCGACAAGTAACCGCAGGAATGGGGGCGTGATGGAGTACGAGACAGTCGTGACAGCCATGACGGTGCTTCCGCGCAATGCGCCGATCTATTCTGAGCGAGCGACCACAATCAAGCTCGACGATGAGGCGGCAGGGTTATTCGTGGTGCTGGAGCAGTCAAATGACAAAGGCACGCAGCGGATCGCGCTGGACGTGGAGGAGTGGCCGCACATTCAGCGGGCCGTCAATCAGCTTGTCCAGATTTGTCAGGCGCGGAATGCGAAAGAGGGGGCGTGATGGAGATGACAGAACAGGACTACCCGAATTTGCCCGCGCACATGCGCCTCGCACTCAACGCCTGGGTAGCGGAATACGAGGAGCTGAAACAGTACAAGGTTGACGCGCAGCAGACGGTGGAGCGGTTGGAGCGGGAGTTGTCAATCATTCATCATAAGTACCAGGCCCTTGTCAATTTTTACGACAAGCACAACGGAACGCCATGCGAGCAAGTCAGACATCAGGCTGAAATTGCCGAACTCCAAGCCCAGCTGGCGGCGGCGCAACAGAACCAGCATGTCACGAAAGTCTATGACTGCGGCTCGTGCGCAATTAGGGAAGGGTTGGAGCAACAGGTTGCTCAGTTGCGAGAAGAGCGGGACGAAGCGATGCAGTACGCGGCTGGTATGGACAATGACCTACAAAAGATAGGTGCCCAGCATGCCGCATTGTTGGGGCTGGTGTGCGAATTACCACTTCCCGTTGGTGAATTATTTATTGAGCCGGATGTGCCGGCTTCCTTAGAGCCGATGTGGTGGCAAGTGAGGATTCGCAATCAATACGGGTTTTCACTCATGCTCGCAGAATTCAGGGATAAGCAAATCGCGAAAGCGTTTTTAGCCATCATGACCTATCGCGCCACGCTGCCGCGCGTGGGTGGGGCGCAATCATGAAGCGCGAAGCGGTGATTGACGAGACTGGCGTGTATCGGTACCTGCTCTCTCGGCGTTGGGCTTATGGCAATGCTGTAACATGGATCATGCTGAATCCGTCCACGGCTGATGCTGCGATTGACGATCCAACAATACGTAGGTGTATTGGGTTCTCAAAAAAGTGGGGTTATAGCGGTCTGTACGTTGTGAATCTCTACGCCTATCGTTCAACGAAGCCGGAAGCCTTGAAGTCAGCCATCGACCCAATAGGCCCAGAGCATGGCCTTCATTTTGGTACAGCCTTGTATCGCAGTGCGTTCAATATCGCGGCATGGGGCGCATGTAAGCACGCCAGAATCGATCATGTCTTGCCGTATCTATCGAATTACGTTATCCACTGTCTCGGAGTGACTGCGGACGGATCGCCACGGCATCCGCTCTATGTGAAGGGTGATGTTGAGCCGCAACTATGGTACAGGCGTATGAGGACTGACCACGACGGAGGTGAGCATGAGTGAGGCAATAGATAATCTTACCAAGATGGATGTGTGTGATTTGCTAACTAGCTTGGTTGGCGCGACATTGTTTGATAACAATACCGCACCATACATTTCTCAGATCAGCAATAGGTTTCAGCATCTCCGCGACGAGAACGCGCGGCTACGAGCTAACCTTATCAATTGCGCGGCACGACTAGAGGCATATTACGGTGAGGATTATCCTGCTGTCCGTGACGCGAAAGCCGCCCTCACCGCCACGCGCCAGCCGAAAGTGAATACTGAGCAGGTTATATACGCGTGCGGGACCAGCGCGGCAGGGCCTAACATTCCGCGATCTTGCCCTATCCATGCAGATTGTTTCGCCACGAGCCAGGAGGGGCAGCATGAAAGCCGGTAGAGAATTGGATGCGTTGATTGCGGAGAAGGTGATGGGGTGGAAGCTATTTCGTGTTGGCTATTGTGGCACAGACGATGAGACACCGGAACAGGGGAAGTACGAAAAGGCTCTTGATAGAGCAGGATTTGACTCTGTGGGTTGGTATGTTTGGACTGGTGGGAAAGTGGTGCTGTGGGAGGATGGGTTTACAAAAGAGCACTGTTTCTCTACCAACATTGCCGATGCATGGGAGGTGGTGCGCAAGATGGGTATGGTGCTGATTGAGAACTCAGGGGAAGCATTTGGCAAGCTTGACGAGTGGAATGTGCAGTTTGTGGGGCACGATAAAGAAGGCGAACCACACTGGGTTTCCGAGAGTGCTGAGACGGTAGAACTCGCCATCTGCCTCGCCGCACTGAAAGTCGTGAGCCAGGAGGGGCAGGGATGAAGTATCCAGTCATGTTCAAGTATTTCACGCTGTTTTCGTGGGGCTGTGATATTCGCCTGCCTGGGAGATGGCTCACGATCTGCTGGAAGATCGAGAAAAAAGCGTATATTTCAAGAAACGGTACGCCATGTACAGCAACCTGCTGGTTATATGGCAAGCCAAGGGGGTAACGGGTGAGCAGCATGGGTAACGAGCAGCGGCTACCGATGATTGGAGATTCTGGCGAGAGCGAGTACGTCGTAGACCCAATGAGACAGCGGTGTGGGACGTGTCGGTGGTGGAAGATACATGATGGGCAGGAGAATCGGATAGATTGCGCGACAGGTGTTTGCGCCTATCCGTTGCCAATCTGTTTGCCGGATGAGTACCGCATTACCCCGTACGCAAAAGCCGGAAAGGACTGCCCCACATGGACACGCAAGTAGACACGGCGCAGCGGAGGGCGGATGTTGAAACGGTATTGAATAAGTGCGATGTCGCATTGACTGATTGGTTGCGATGTTATGCGCCAGAAGAGTTTACGGATGAGCAAGTAGCAGAAACGAGGAAACGCTTACACGGCGGCACATTGGCCTACGTTGCGTTTTTACGACGAGACATTAAGGCCGCACTCGACCGGCTGCGGGAGGGGGTGGAGGGAAATGAGGAAGCGTAAACAGTCTACTCTGAGTAAAGACGTTGATAGCCTCTACAAGGCCGTAGAACATTATGTGAAGCAACATGGTGGGAATCTCATCGTTATTGGCGGCATCGAGATCCAGGAATGGCCTGGTGATGTCACAGGCAAGTTCAAGGTTGCAATCAGCTGCCTTGGTAAGAAGCCAGTGTTTGCGCCCGACGCCCGCGAGGGGAACTGACACCATTTGCAAGGACATCTACACCATGCCGAACCGAGACCTGAAAGAATCCAATCGACGCAGCGCCAGCTTGCAACTCTTAAGCGATGCCGCAGAACGCCTCTGGTATCGCATTATTACCTCCGTCGACGACTTCGGCCGCATGGAGGCGCATCCTGAAGTGGTCCTGTCGAACTGCTTTCAGCGTCCACCGAAAGGCTGGACCCCTCAGAAGGTCGCCACATGCCTCACCGAACTGAGCACCCTGGCTCCCCCTGGCGATCAACCGCTCATCCGGCTCTATCAGGTCAAGCGCAAGGAATACCTGCACATCCTCTCCGCAGAACTCTACATCTACCGACGCGCCAGCAAATCGAAGTGGCCGGCGCCTCCGGAGCAGGACGAGGAGAAGGCCCCAGCGCTATCCAGCGAGTCCACAATCGCGCCACCGGCCCCTGTAGCTGCCGCCTCCGTCGATGTCCAACCGATCGTCGATCGCTGGAACGCCATTGCCGGCGTGCGGCCTTGCAAGGTGGTCGAAGAGAAACTGAAGACGCGGCTCAGGGGTCTTCAGAAAGACAAGTCCGCAGCATGGTGGGATCAGTTCTTCGAAGAGGTCGCGAAATCACCGTTCCTTACCGGAAAGGTGCAGCCGAAAGAAGGGCGTCGCGTCTTTCGTGCCGATCTGTGGTGGGCGACAGGGCCAGAGAATCTATCCAAGATCATGTCGGGGAATTATGACGATCCGATAGAGCGGAAGGCCTCGCCAGCCTCTCGCTTGCCGTCGAAGCCGTCCACGCCGCCGATCGTCGGGGAGGCACCGACGCCGGAGGCTGCCGCAATATTGCGCAGAATTGTGCCGGGATTCATGGGAGACACGGAGGGAGCCAATGACGTGCCCAGGCTGTCAAACTGATGGCATCTTGACGTCGCATCTCAAAATCTGTTGGTGCCATGCCGAATTGTGCGAGGCCTGCATGTCGGCACACATTAAGACCTGCACGACCTATGCGCGACCGACGATCGAGAGTGGAGGGAAGCCACGGACGATGCCCACGCCACCAGCCTTCAAGGGGAAGAATGGATTTGAGGCGGTGGTCTCGGTGATGAAACGGGTACAGATAGCAAAATAGGAGGGGAACGATGCAGAGCGTTGTCACAAAGGCAAGAGTGCCGATTAAGTTGTGGGCTCCATTGGAAGAGGTTGAGCCAGGGGCGATTGATCAACTCGTCAATACGGCCAATCTCCCATGTGTGTTTAAACATGTGGCTGCGATGCCTGACGTGCATTTAGGGCATGGGGCTACAGTGGGATCGGTCGTTGCGACGACTGGCGCGATCATTCCCGCTGCTGTGGGTGTGGATATTGGATGCGGCATGATGGCTGCGCAGTTGCCGTTTTATGCTAAGGATCTTCCCGATTCACTCAAGACGTTACGGGATGAGATTGAATGGTCTGTGCCTGTGGGATTCAATGCCCACAAGAAAGCCGTTGATGAGGCTGTGGCATGGAATGGCTGGCTGTCGTTCGATGAGAGGCCAGATAAGGTGCAGTCCCTTGCGTCTAAAGCGACGGAACAATTGGGGACGCTTGGAGGCGGGAATCACTTTATTGAGATTTGCCTAGATAAGTCTCAACAGGTATGGGTCATGCTGCATTCAGGGTCTCGCAATATCGGAAAAGAGATTGCCGATGTCCATATCGACCAGGCCAAAGAATTGATGCGCCAGTATATGATCCGACTGGAAGATCCGAATCTAGCCTATCTCGCCGAAGGGACACCGCAGTTCGATGCCTACTGGAACGATTTGCAGTGGGCGCAAGCCTACGCGATGAAGAATCGCGCCATCATGATGCAGCGCGTCTTGCGAGCCGTGGCCAAGGTGTTACTGAATGACTGGCGCGCGCCGATCGAGCCGCTGCTACAAGTGAACTGTCATCACAATTATGCAGAGCGGGAGCATCACTTCGGGCACAACGTCATTGTCACGAGGAAGGGGGCTGTTCGGGCGCGAGAGGGGGATATGGGTATCATCCCTGGATCAATGGGCGCGCGATCGTTCATCGTGCGCGGCAAGGGCAATCCGGAGTCCTTCCATTCCTGTTCGCACGGAGCCGGACGACGCATGAGCCGAGGAATGGCAAAAGGCACGTTTACCGTTGATGACCTGGCGCGCCAAACCCATGGAGTGGAGTGCCGGAAAGATGCTGGGGTGCTCGATGAAATCCCAGGGGCCTACAAGGACATTGACCAAGTGATGAAAAACCAGCATGATTTGGTGGAAATTGTCGCCGAATTGAAGCAAGTCTTGTGTGTCAAAGGATAGGCCGAAAGGAGCCGCCCATGAGACAGATTCTTCTCGCCATCGTGTTCTTGGCCGTCTTGCTGTTCATTGTCGCGCCGGTCACATTCTCGCAAACCGTGTGCGTCCCTGGCGCGTTCACGACATGCCTTGGCCCGAACGGACAAAGCACCACCCAGGTGCCATTCAGCCGCAACCAGGGCGTGATCATCACCGACCAGGACACGATGCCGTACACCATTCTGACGCCGACACAGCCGTCTCGCGGGTTCGATCCGACGCCGTTGCCATCGTTTCAGCATGGCACAGCGCCCACATTCAGAACGCCGCCCGCAGGGATACCGGAACCGTTGTTTCTGCCTTCACTTGGGGATGGTCCGGCTGTGATTTTAGGGAGGTAAGAATGCGAGACGAAGAACTGCTGAAGCGCATGCGCCAGATCGGCCGTGCCCTGTCCCCTCCAGGCACCATCGTGGAAGATATTAGTAGTGGGCGGATGTATGAGCGAATAGATGATGTGTCGGCCAAGGCGGAACCTGAATGGTGGAAATCCGTCACCGTCACAGTATCCATGCCGACCATGATGTACATGGGGAGGATGATTGCGATGCCGTCACTGAGTGGCCATGGACGCTGGCGCATGAAGGGGAGGGGGAGAAGGCTGAAGTGCGCGTCAAAGCTTGGTCCCCCATGGGATAACATGAGGTTCCATCGTCTCGACAAGCAGTGCCGATGGTGCGGAGTCACCCCTACGCAAATGTTTAGCATAGAGCGTGGGTTTCTCGAATCTTTCAGATTCTTGACCGCTATCGAGTCTCCTGCAATTCCTTCACTCGATCATTAAACCGCTGCATCCGTGACGAGATCTGCATTTCGAGCAAGCGCACTCGCTCCCTGTTCTCCCCTTTCGCGACCATCTCACGCTTCCGCTTGGTCAGTTGCGAGATTTCTCGCTGTAGGTGCGTGGCCGCCTTTTCAAGCCGTGCCTCTGGATGCTCAGCAAGGAAGTCTGTCGCATCCTCATGGTGCAACATCCGCCCATGCACTTCTTCGTAGGCGCGGTGGACGTCGGTTAAGTTGTCGTAAAAGTCGTTGCGTACCGCACTGGGGCCAGCCGCATCCCCCACGAATCGCCCAACCAGCGGGACCTTATGCAGCGGCACATCCTCTCCGGTCGTCAGTCCGGTCACCGATTGGGCCGTATGGGCGAGTTCTCGCCCGACCCCTCCCGTCAGGCTGCCGATGAGATAATCAATGGCGTCTGGGGTCGGAGAGAATTTCCCGGGCACATAGTTGGTGCCACCCGTCGCATAGTTGATCGCTTCTGATAGGCCGCGCGCCCATGGGGTGGACGAGTCTTTCGCTCGCGTATGCCCTGGCGTCGGCTTCATCGAATTGAAATCTTCCTTTGAAATCTTCCGCCCTGCCCAGTCCTTATTCTCAGACAAGGCCACCAGAGGGTCAGCCACGGATGGCGCGAGGAATTGTGAGACGCTGCCAGCCCCGCCAACCGGCGAGAAGGTATCAACCAGATTCGCCATGAAGGTATAGGCGCGATCCATCGGCTTGCCATGGATCATGCTTTCGGCCACGAGCCGACCAAAGTTCGGCAAGATATTAAACCCCAGCGGCATCGGGATGGCCAGATAGCCCTTCTCCGTCCCTGGCATCGGCAGAATGAGGCTTCGGGCTCGTACAAACTCGGGCGGCTCATCTTCGCCAAATCCCGCCATCATCAAACCAATCGCCTGCATGGCCCCGAGTGCAATGCCTCCCGCAACAATCTTCTTGCCGGTCGCGCTCAGGTATCCCAATCGATCCTTTTCGAATAGGGTTTCGGCGATCCGTGCGGTGCCTTGCACAGAAGCATTGAAAAAGGCGTACAGCGCCCCTACTTGCGTGGTGATCGATCCTTTTTTATTGAAGTTGACGGTCAGATTCTTTGCGGTACTGGCCGCTTGCTCATCGGTCATGCCGCTGTCGAGACCGGCCTTGAAGGTAGCCAGGCGAACCGCATTTTCCATGGTCTGGTTGTAGTCCGACAGCCACTCGAATAAGGGCTTGGCAGCCTTATTCAGAATCAGCGATTGCATGCCGGATAGGTGCCCATTCGCCGTGAGGATCTTGCCTCCAAGCGTCTGCTGCCACCAGTCAGGATTCAGCATGTGCTCAATGGCCTTCGCACGGTCATTGCTGCCACGAAACATCTCGCGGTATCCCGTTGGTCCACCGACCTTTTGAAACCGCTCCCACAGCTTGGACATCTCAGAATTGACCGACTCTCCGCGTCGTTCCGCTCTGGCATCGGCATAGATACCTTTCAGGGCGCGAAACGTGCCCCGGAAGATGTCCGCCCTCTTATGCGCAAGGGGAGTCGAACTGAGTGAGAGCATGGCAAATTGAATGTCTCGGACGAAGTTGACGACGCCGAACACGGGATTGTATTGCGTCGAGATTGAGGATAGGTACCGTGTCGCCGGAGCGATGGCCGCCAAGAGTCCATTAAGACGACCGACATCTAAATCCTTCAAGGACTTCGCCATCTCTACCGCGCGATCATTCTCTTCATTGAAAATGATGGCGTGATCCTGGCCCTTGATCCTGAAATTGACGACATTATCCCGGCCTTTGTAGAGCGGATCAGGCCGCCATTCGACCATGCCCGTCTTCTTGTTGAGCCCTTTGATGCGCGGGACGCGATACTCCCCAATGTCTCCAGCGGCGACCTCCTGCAAGCCCGTATCGGGATTGGTGTAGGTGATCTGGGATGGCTTTGCGAGCGTCGCAATCTCTTTATTCGGGTACTGCTGAAGCAGTCCGGCCAGGGCAATCACGGGACGCATCTTTTCTCCACGCACAATCGCCCGTTCACGGTCCATCGCCACGTTCGCTAAAATGTTCGTCACAGACAGCGTTGATCCTGTCCTCGACTTACTATGCGATCCTCTCACGGAGCGGCCTTGCCCAGTTCCAGGCGAGCCCTCTTCGTAGCCTTCCCGATGGAGCGGCACATAATACTGATAGTCCTTGGCCCACCCATCCACGGTACCCTGCGATTCAAGGCCATAATCCACGAGCATCTGTCTCGTTTTGCCAAGGATAGCATCGACCTTCGCAGCAAGACGGTCCATCTTCGACCTATCGGCAGCAGCCAAAATCCGTTCGGCTTCTGCATCGGTCATGCCGGAGAGGGCGTCATTATTCTCACGATCTGGGTTGATTGCCTTGAGATGCGCATTGGCCTCCTTGGCATGCCGCGCATGCAGGTAGCTATCCAATTGTTCCAATGTCACCTTATTCAGCCGCATCGCATCGACCAGCGGACGAAGCTCACCATTGAGAAACCCTTGCGTCGAGGCAGTCACGCGCCCCATGTACAATTCTTCTCGAAGGACGGGGTTCAGTTCATCGGGGATGGAGGCGCCGGCCTTCTTGATCGAATCAACCAGCCGAACAATATCAATATTCTTGTCTTGAATCGAGCGGATGACCGTATCCATCCTCGACATCGCCGGAAGATGGTAGGTCAGTGCGGCCTGCTGCTGTTGCGCAGGGATGCCAGGGAAATTCGGTGAGTTCAGGTCGTCGTCGGTGAATCCTGCGGAGCCGGGGCGACGTCCTTGTAGGCTGGGAACCGACTCGTCCCGTGTCGTGCCAGTGCCGCCAGCTTCTTCCGATAGATCTCCTCCGGATCGAAGCCCTGGGCCTGCGCGTCGTCGAGGATTTGCCTCACGGCGGATCGGCTCGCTCCCGTCACGTCCAGCAGAACGGCGTCGAGCCTCGCCAAGAGCGTTCCCAGCTTCTGGTACATAATACGGTCGGAGGGCGTCACGGTCGACTTCGATTTCGTCGAGTGCGGCAAGCTGTCCATTGATCGGCTCCGTCAGAAGGGTAGTCCAGCGCGCAACTTCTCGCGTAGCGACATCATGCACCAATGCCCGATTCGCCGCAAGGGCCTTTTCGAAGGCGTGGTCTTCGGTCGATCCTTCTTCCCCGTGTGAATAGAGTTGGTGGGTGAGTTCGTGAGTGATGGTCTCGATCAATTGCCGCGCATATTGTTCCGGCAACAGTTCTGGCGGGATGTTCGCTTCCGCCATGTTGGCTTGCGTGGCGTCGAGAATGCCATACGGGTTCAGGATGACGACATTGGAGATCTCCCCGGGGGAGCCGGTCGATACATTGCCCAGATAGACCCCTTGGTAATAGTCGTCAGGGCTGATCCCGAGAAACCGCACATCCCGATACGCGGCCGGCAATCGCGTGCGAATGGCGCGGAAGGTCTCGGCCATGCCACGCGCCAGCTTCGCCACATACGGGCGCCGCGCCATGGATTCCATAACCTCTGTTGGATACTGGGAAGAGGTATCCAGCAGGTGCCATGTGGTGCTGCCAATCGGCAGCGCATCGTCTAGGGCCTGAGCAACCTGATCCTCCACCGTACCGGCATCGTCACTCAAGAAGCGCGTGCGTCCGCCAGGACGCTGAGAAAAGAGCGCCGTGCCCTGGTCGGTTTCTTTGGTTTTGAGCTCGTCGACATCCTCGATCTTCGGTTCAGCCTTCTTCCCCTCGATCTGATCAGCCGCCGTGCGTAAGGCAGAGGCCAGGATCTCTGTAGGAGATGGCGCAACTTCAGCGCGATCGGCGCGACTTTCTTCAGGCAATTCAGCCTGTTGTGCCTCCGGCTCTTGCGCCGCCTTCGAGAACAATGGCGCCTCTTCCGGCGTGGCCTCGCGTCCGATGATGGGGCGAGAGCCAATCGTTTCTGGAGGAATGTCGATGGAGGTTTGTGAATTTTCCGGCGCAGGCGCGTCAACTTGCTTGGCGGGAGATGTTAACCTGAATGGTTCTTCAGACTTGGACGAACCAGGCCCGCCCTGTTGCGGGCTGGAGTGGTTAGGGAGCGATCCTCCTACGATATTTCCAGACTCATCTACGATGGATTTTATTGCATCAGATTTAACAGCAAAAGATCCGTGCTCTTCAAGCCACTCGTCTATTGTAAGGTCTTTACCTTCGTATTCATTCGCCCCAGCAACTCCAAGGATGCTGCTGTCTGACCCAAGATCAAAGTCCATCTTTAAGTCATTTTTATCAACCTCAACCTCAAATACTTTAGCATCATCGCCACCGCCAAACCTTTTCGCCGCTTCGTAATCATTTGTCAGATATACGACTTTCGTGTTGAATCTTCCGTTATCAATAATCCCATATGCCCCGCGACTATCTGTGCCGTGGTAAAGGACGACTGTCTCGCGCCCAGGCTCAGGGGGTGTTTGCGCGTCAGGGGAAGAGCCTGGCCCCCGGTCGGTGGCCATGAGCGCCATCTTAACAGATCGCTTCTCAGGTTTCGCCATGCCGGCAGGCTTCTGCTTATTACCAGCCTTCAGCCACAGCTTAAACTCCGGCATCGTGAATTGCTTGATTGATCGAAAGCCTTTCCAATCCGTCGCGTAGTTCGCCTGATAGATGGCCCTCGCTTCATCGGCTGACGAGGCACCAAGAATCGTCTTATGTTCGTCGAAGCGTCCGGACTGAGGGTCTTTCTGGTCAATGACAAAGACAGGGCCGGAGTAGTCTTCAGGCGTCCCAGGCTTTACGAACACGTCGATATGCTCTTTGTCCTTGCCCTTAAAGTCGGCCCCCCTGAAATAGCCATAGTGATGCTGCATCGTTACGGACCAGGGCTTGCCGTTCGTATCGGTTCCGGATCGTGTTGATCCTTGCGGATTCTCAACTGAAATATCCAGGCCTGAAATCTTCAGGTGGCCCTTGCGATAGTTTCCCGCCTCTTTCTGGGCCTCTGTCGGTTCAGGCCGGTCGTTCTGCGGGGATGAGGCCGCTTCATGCGCATCTCGATCAATTGGCGTTTCCGTGGCCGCCTCAGTCTGTGGGGCAGTGGTCGTCGTGCCCTCTGTGGGAGGGGAGGCCGACACAGGTTCAGAAGTCTGAACAGACCCCGACTGAGACGGCGCGTCCGGTTTCGGAATCCAGGCAGGCCAGTCCCCTCGCGCAATGGCCGCCGCATCTTCGCCCCATTGTGTCCCGTCAAATTCCCGATCATTGAGGAGTGCCGCCTTCACGCGCTCGACCGCTTTCCCGGTATCGACGCCATGATCTTCGATGATCTTGGCGACAGCGCTATCAATGGCCTCGCGTGTCATCGGCTTGGGGCCCGTCGTGAGTTCGCGATACCAGTCGGCATGCTGGCCCTTGCCGCGCACTTCTTTGTCGATACCATCCAGCAGTAGCGCAATGTCACGCTCAGGAATATGCCCAGCTTCATGCGCTAGTTCCGCCGCCTGATCCAAGGTCAGGCCTTTCTCTTGGATGAGCTTCTTCGAGAAGGCCTTGCGTTGCGCATCCACTTCCATGGCCGAGAGTTCGCCACCTTGATCCTGAAGGCCGCCATTTGATTTCAGGAAGTCGATCAGGGATTCATCCTGTATCTGCGAAGATGCATCCAGATCGGCACTGGCCTTCTCGGCGCGCAATAGCATCTCGGCATTTTGCTCGGGAGGCAAGGCGCTTCGAGGTGCGGAGACGGCATCGGAGGATGGTTCCGTTGGCTTCACGGGCGCCAAGGCCTTCTTCGTGGGGGATTCGACAATCTCCGGCGTCTTGGCCGGCGTGAGCTTCTTCAGCGTCTCGGCGAAGCGATCACGCGCACCGGGCGAGAGTTCATCCAGATGAGACTTGCCGGTCGACATCTTCGTGAGCGTCTTGAAGACGTCCGATTCCACATCGAAGCCTTTGTCTCGCGCGAGGTCGTGCAGTTCCGCAACAGATGGATAGGCGCGATCCAGGGCCGTGCGCAATGGGCCAGATGGAGTGGTGGAGGAAGGCGGCACGGTGGACTCGCTGGGCTTTGGCGCGGGTCTGGTCGCCTTCATCCGGACCAATTTCTCACGTTCGTCGGCAATTCGGTCTTTGGCTGTCAGTTCAGGCTCTTGCCTCGGGGAGAACGTCGTTCCCTGGACAATGGTCGAGGCCTGGGAGGGCTGAGCCCCTTCCAATAACGACACCTGTTGCGCTGGACGTTTCGAGGCCATCCGGTCGCGCAGCGCGAGTTCTGCTTGCGTGAGCATGCGCCCACGTTCTGAGGCTGGATAGGCTAAATCGACAGCCGACCGAAGAGGCGCGTCCTCTGGAGTCGAATTCTGCCTCGTGTCAGGACTCGCCGATTCTTCAGATTTCTTTGGTCGCGATCGCTCGCGCATGGCCACTAGCTTTTCTCGCTCTGTCTGAATGCTGGCTTTCGAGTCTGCAGGTTGCGCCTGTCTCGGAGAGAACGCAGCCGCCGTCAGGATGGGCGAAGCAGACGGCGATTCATCCACTCCATCAATTAGCGCAACCGACTCCGCTGTACGCTTTGAGGCCGTCTTGCCTCTCTCGAGTAGCTCTTGCTGGCTAAGTACGCGCCCACGTTCCGATGGGGGATACGCCAAGTCGGCCGCGGATTGGAGCGGTATGTCAGATTGAGGGGGAGTATCTGATATAGCCTCTGGAGCAATGTCAGATGCCGGCTTCGAGCGCTCCTGCATGGCGACGAGCTTCGCGCGTTCTTCCGCAAGACGCTCCGTGGCATCCGGCTCAGGCTCCGTTCGAGGCGTGAAGGCTTGTCCAGGCTCAATGCCTGGGATCACGGCTTCATGCATCCAGAGCCGTGACGGTTCTGCAATCGGCAAGGTCGATGGTGCAGACTGGGCCCCTTCGAGGATGGGAATGTCTTGGCCTGCTCTCGGTAGGGTATCGGATTGGAGCGCCGCCTCTTGTGCCGTCGGCAGCCGTTCCCCGGCCTGCAACTGCCGTTCAGATTCGAGCCGATCCGCCTCTCGTTGGGCGGACGTGGTTGCGGACAATTGCGCGAGCCTGCTGGACAGTGCGTCCTCTTGCGCGCGCGTCGAACTGACCGGCGCCGAGAGTAAGCCGGTCGCGTTTTTGATGGCCTGATCAATGCTGACGGAGGGATTGCCGACCCCGAGTTGTTCGGGGATGGATTCAATAGGCGTGGGTGCTGGGCCTTGCAGTAATGACGACGCTTCGCGCTTCCGGTTCAGCCCATGCGTGGCCGCAATCTCGCCGGCACTCTGGCCCAGGCCGGCAAAGGCCTCGATCACGGCTTCCATTTTGTCGGCATTGCCGGTCGCGGCATATTCGCCGAGATATTCTCCGGCTCCCTCCCCAATGGCTTCGGCTCCGATCGCCCCGCCACCCCTGGCAAGTCGTTGCCCGAGCGTATTGGAGGCAATCTGTGCCCGTTGCTGGGCGGCCTGCACCGCCGAGAAGATGTCCGGATTCTTCGTGGCCGCCATGACCGCTGCGCGATCGGTGACATCGACGCCAGCATCGGTGAGCGTTTTCACGGTCGCTCGCTCAACTGCGCGCGCTGTGGTGCCGGTAATGAAATTGGTCAGTCCAAGTGTGGCGACATCCACGCCGGTAATCACGGCGCCTTTCGTGAGGCCTTCCTTCAGGGTTCGACTGCGTTCTTCTGGCGTAAATGTCTGATCCGCCCCCGCCTCGATGACCTTTCCGCCTGTTTCCAGTGCCGTATTAGCCACAAAGAGTCCAGCAATACCTCCGGCGATGGTTCCGAGAGGGCCAAGGGCAGATCCGGCTGCCGCTCCCGCGAGGCCGCTTCCGAGGACAAGGGCGCTATTGGGAAGCTGTTCGGCCAGGAGTAGCCCGGCACCCTTCGGGTTCGAGAGCGCGGCCTTACCCACTTCGCCGATGGTAGCCAACCAAGATGGGTCTTTGCCGAGCGCATCCTTGCGCTTCTGAATATCGGCCAGGAGATTTTGGAGCGCGATGTCTCTTGGTGCAGACTGCTGCGCATCAGCCGTATCTACGACACCAGCCTCATCCCCGATGATGGCCTGTCCTGTTGCCTTCAGGCTCCGTCCTGCACTCTTCGCCCCTTGCCACAGTGTTCCCGTGAGGCCGAGATGCGTGTCTTTCTCCGCCGCCCCGAAGTCTCCATAGTTCTCATTCCAGTACGCCTTCAAGTCCTGTTCCGGCACGCCAGGATTATCCTCCTTCGCGGCCGTCATAAATGATTCGAGCGAGGGCAGCGTCTTGGGGTCAATGTCGCTGTAGTTCTGGGCCCAATACCGGCGCAAGTCGCGATCCGGCACATCGGGGTTGTCCTGCCTAGCCACTTCCATGAATTGCTGCAAGGATGGCCGAGCGGGGAGCGCTTCTTGCGGGGAAGGCGTCTCCGTCGCGCCAGGACGAGTGACGGTGCCGCGCGCCATTACCGGCGAGTCGGCCTCGTCAGTCTGATCAGCGCCGGCCCATCCACTGTCTTGGATCTGTTGGCGGACGGACGCCTGTTCTTCGGGAGTGGCGAGCTTGGAGAATTGATCGAGCGAGATGATTTGACGCTCCTGCGTGTCGATAATCTCGCCGTCTTCGACTTCGAACCGGCCAGACATGGCAGCCATTACTTGCCCCCCCGATCCAGGTTGCGCAACATGCCTTCCGCGATGGCAAGCCCTTGCGTACCGTTCTCAGAGAGAGAAATCACGCCACTGATAAATTCGTCCCGCGTGCGCTTCCCGGCCTGGTATTCCGCAATGATTCGGCGCAACAATTGCTGATCTTCTGGAGGCAACGACTCAGCCCACTCCATGCCAGATGTGCGCGTTGACGGCTTCGGGGCCTCTCGCGTCGGTGCAGCGCTGGGCGGCACGTTTGCATTGGCCATCCCGAGCAATCCGGACGCCTGAACCGGAGGCTTCGGCTGCACCGCCGCCGCACGACGATCCGCCTCTTGCTGCTTTTCCGCGAGGACGGTTTCGGGAGATATTCCCCCGCGATTGACGGCCGCCAAGGCCTGCTCTTTCGATTCCTTGACGATCGGTCCAGGCGAGGCCGCCGATTGCGGCATGAGCGCGTCTTGCGCTCTTTGGGCCAACATGCCCACGCCTTCCTTGGCCTTATCGAATCCATAGGAGAGCGCATCGGTCGGCCCAGCCGACGGAGAAGGGGAGGGTGTAGCAGGGACAATCTTGTCCGGACGTGGCCTTGGCGCAGGAGGTTCGCTTGAGGGTTTTTCGGCAATGTCGCCAGCGCCACCAGGGGAGGCGAATCGGTCCTTGATCTGTACGCTGCCGGAAGGCTTGACGGGCTTCTCTCCGAGATAGACGGCCGCCTGCTGATACGCTTGCTCGCCCAGCTGTTGGTACTTCGCCTTGTCGTCAGGACCGGCCATCGCATCGCCGGCCAATTTGTAAAACGCATCGCCACGTTCTTTGTGCAGCTTGGCCAATTCCTTCGAGGCCTCGCTCAATCCCTTCGTGCCCGTGATTGGCTCTTTGGTGATGGGATTGATCACCGGTTTCGTCTCTCCGCTTTCGGTGAGCGCAAAGTAGGTGCCCTTCTCGTCAGTGATGAAGGACTTCACCTTGTCGCGTTCGTTGGCATAGTGCGAACGGTAGATGCCCTCGAGGGCCTTTTGGTGCGCCTCGGTCGCCTTGTTGTGCGAGATGGTGGCCGCCACCACATCCTTGCCATGCTCTTTCGTAATGTCCTGCCCTCGTCGCGTCGTGTCGTTGGCGGCATCGTGCTGTTCGCGAGAGAGCGCCCGATCAGCGGCCTTCTCTGCGGATTGGGCCTCACGCTCCTGACCACGAAGCAGAATGTCGGCGCCGCGCCGCTCCTGTTCGAGCCCGCGTTGAAACTCCTGCGTCTTGGCCAGCGTCTCATCCTGATGCTGATAGCCACGTTGTTCTCTGGCTGTGGCATAACTCTCCAGAAGCGCGAGCCGCCTGTTTTCCATGTCGGCGCGTTCCCGCTGTAACATGGACGTGCCAGCCAATTGCATCGCCGTCGACGACGCATTGGCGAGCCCCTGCCCGAATCCTGACGCCATCGCTGCCCCGAGCATCCCAGCGGCCATGCCTTACGCTCCTACGGGTTGAGTGGACGGAACCGATGGGGACGCTTGAGCCTGCGGCGGCTGCCCTGGCTTACCGTTCCCTTGCGCGATCTTCTGCAGCACATCCGGCGTGATCTTGTAGAGATCCATGAGCCCTTCTTTCGTGAGACTGGCCGTCTCCGCGAGCATGTCTTCCGTGACCTGGATCTTCTTGGCCGCCTCGACAAACTCCAAGGCGTGACACATGAACAGGATCGTCGCCGGTCCAGCGGCCAGCAAAATATCCTTCTGCTTACTCTCGTTCTGGACAATGGCCATGACTTTCACCGCCACATGCGCGATTACCCGCGGCACATCCTCCGGCCCATTGATCTGCGCCAAGGCCTGATCGCGTTCGCGCTGGAAGACTTCTCCGTCAGACCACATGACTTTCATGCCGGCCGCCACGATCTGGTCATAGCTTTTGCGCATCGCGGGGTCCATTTTCGAGGACTCGATCTGCTGAATCGTTTTCTTCAGCAGCGGATCTTGGACTTGCTGCACCATTCCTGCCATTGCTAGGCCCTCCCTACCATGCCGGACGGTCGCCCATACGTGAGGAGCGGTGCGTAGGCATTGTTCTTATTGATCAGTTCGCGCTGCGCCTGATCTTGGTCCATCTGGCGTTTCTGCAACTCCAGGGCGTTGGATGCCGATTGTCCTTGAAACATGCCGCCGATGGTGCTGCCGACGACTTGGGTCCCAGCCAATCCCGCCATGAGTTTGCTTGTAGGGTCAAGTGAGGCCCAAAACCCTTTATCTGTCGTGACGGCTGGATTTGTATTGGCCAACATCCCGCTGGCAACAATTTGCCGACCTAGCGCTTCTTGCTGCAGCCCTGCAGGAGTGATGCTGGGGGCCACGGTGCCTTGAATAGGCGCACTCGTGCCTTGCATAGTTGGCATTGGCGCATCGACCCCTGGAGTCGGCACCACTTGAGACGCGACCTGTCCGGCCGCGTTCGCGCCTGTCACGGCTTGAGAAAGGGCCGATGTGCCCGTTGCGGCTCCAGGAAGAGCCGTTGTACTGGCCGGGAGCGAGCCGGTCACCGTACTGCCGACCGTGGGGTTGATGACACTAGTCGCCGAAGTCGTCGATTGCGTGATGACATTCCCGGCTGCCGTCGTCGTACCGGCCTTGCCGGTCTCCATAGCCGATGACACCGCCGCACTCTTCCCGGCCTCTCCAGCCGCGACCCCACCGCTGGATGCCGCCGCAGGGGCCAGCCCGAGCGCTCCAGCGGCCATAGCGCCGATGCCCGCACCAGCGCCGAGCGCCCCCATGATGCTGCCAACCTTGATCAGATCCTTATTCTTGGTGACGGCGCCGACGACACCGACCGCGAGGCCGATACCACCAACCACGGCGGCCACGGTCGTGACGGTCGCCACGGTTGCGATGCCGGTCGCGACGGCTCCCATTGACAGCGCGGCAGCACTGACAGCGACAACGGCGGATGTAATCACGGCCATGGAGGACCCCCTGGTTAGACGAGTGGTTTGACATAGCAGACTTCGATCGTGTGATAGCCGAGCTTCTTGTAGATCCGCTCCAGCTGCACATCATTCTTCCCGACCATATGCACCATGCGCATCTCGACGGCCCCCCGATCTTTCCCCCACGCCTCAAAGGCTTTCAGGAGTCGCATGGCGCCGGTGCCTGTTCGATGCGACGCATCCATGAACCAGAAGAATTCCTGCGCCGTGAGACGCGCATCGAAAAGATCTTGCGTCATCATGCCGCTGATGCCGCCGACCAACGCGCCATCCCTGAACAGTCCGAGAATAACGGCCGGAAATTGCGACAGGAACGTCGTCCAGTTCTTCACGAAGGTATCCGGAAGAAACGCGCCGGGTAGCTGCATCTCGGCGTGGAACGCACGGCCAAATGGGATACAGAGCGGGATTTCTTCGACGGTCAATGGGCGAATGAGCGTAGTTGCCAGCGTGCCGACCATGCGCGATTACCCGTAGTTGTAGACGCCCCCACCATAGTTCGGCGAGGTCTGATAGGGAACCGGCGTGTTGTAGGTGGTGTTCGCAATGCCCGCTGGAGTCTCGGGCATGTTGGCATCAAAATACTGCCCCAGATTCAATGACGACACCGCCGACGCATTGCGGCTCGCGACATCGGATGTGGCGGCCAAGGCTTCGCGGAGCGTGTTCAGTTGCGTGGCAATCGCCGCGTCTTTCGTTTCCCGCGCGAGTCCCGGCTGAATCGAGATGTTCGCAATCGCATTAACCGTCTGCTGATACATGGCCGACAGGTTTTGATTGGACTGCAAGAGTTGTCGGTACTGGTTTTCCATCTGAGTCAACGTCTGCTGGGCACCAATGTCGAGCTGCTTGATTTGCAGTTGCATCGCCCGATCCAGCGACGACATTTCCAGCCGAGCATTGATGTCCTTTTGGGCCAATTGCAGGCGCGTCGTGGCGTCGAACCCAGCCAACGCTGATTGATTCGAGGCCTCTGCGGAACGGGCACTCGCCTCGTTCCCGGCCGCGGCGTTCGTCTTGCTCACATCCGTGCCCAGTTGGGCATTGGCTAAGCTCGCCTGATTGCGTGCGGCGGCTTCAAAGTTCTTCGCCGCATTCTGGGCGTCAACTGTCTTTTGGTTGGCCTGGAAATAGGTACTGGCGTCTTGCGTGGCGATGGGCATCGCCGCATCCAGCACCGCGCCTTGTGCCGCCCCGATACCGATGGAGGAATGCAGCATCCCTCGCGCATTGGAGGCCTCATCGGCCCGTCGGCGAGCTTGCTGCATGAGCGGGGAGTCGTCGTCGATCACGCTCTTGACCTGCCCCTGTACGGTCTGATTGGGCGTGACTGTCGTTGCGACAGGATCGTAGCCGGTAGACGTGGCCTGTGTGGCCTTCGCTGTCGATGGGGTGTACCCGGTCGTGGCTGGGCCGGTGGACGCCACGCCGATGAGCCCGCCAGGTTTGTACGTGTCATCGCCGATTTGCTGGACTGTGGCCATGCGTGTCTCCCTTACGGCTGCCTCTCTTTGGCGTACCGACTTCTAGTTATTATTGCAACTCAACTCCCGCATAGGGGGATGTAGGCTTGTTCGATCGATGCTCCGATGCCGCCCTGGATCTCGCCGAAGCGGTTCACGTAAATACCGAGCTTGCTCTGTTGATCTTCCAAGAACGCAGCCCTGCCCCAGAAATGCGTCTGGTTGTTGGCCACACACTCACGCTGCCACGTTCGCCAGATGTGGGGCTGCCCAGACCTATCCGGGCAGGACCAGGACTGAATCAAGTAGTCCTGCGAGCCGATCCGCGTGACCTCAGCCTTCAGCGCATCGCAGCCGGTCGAGGCATTGAGCAGCATCGCGGCCAGGATGGCGATCAGATCCATAGCGCCCTCACTTGTGGTGGTAGCAGGCCTGCAAATCCTCGTTGAGCGCGTCCAAAAATTCCGCATTCAGCGTGAGGTATCCGGCGCGAGGTTTCCCTTCAGCCGTGTAAGCTATCTCCGCGTGTCGCTCATACACCTTTGGGGCGCATCCGTTCAGACTGGAGAGCACGATCCAGCACATCCCTATCACGCCGTACCAACGCATCACGCTGTGCCTTTCGTTGTGGAGCCGACTGCACGTACTCCGTCAGAACTTGCAGGAGGAGCATCACGAACCCGCCGATGATCGCTGAAGCTGTCATTGCGTCACCACCTTGTTCTCCTTCGCGCGTTTCCAAGCGAAATAGCCGAAGACGATCAAGAGTAACCCTTTCGCCAGCGCCACCCATTCCTGCCCGGTCGCCCCATCAGTCACCAGCGCATCGATGGATTCGAATATCTGATCCAGCCCAAGCGTCCCGCCCGTAAACGTCGCACCATAATCAATGGCCTTATCCTTATCCATAGGTCCTACCTCGTTACCGAATCCGCTTCCGCAAGCCTTCAGGAATATCCATTTTGTAAAACGACCGCTCCTTCTCCGTTTTCGTGAGGAGGAACGTCTGAGCTTCCATGGAATCGGCAATGCGATTTTGGCCGGCCGACATCACAGAAAAATTCCGATCCAGGTCCGATGAGATCCGGTCATGCTCGATGGTCTGCTGCTTCGTCTGATCGCTGATCGCTGTATGGATCGCCGCAATCGTGCCGTCCACCGATTGCTTGAGCAAATAGCCCATCCAGCCGAGTGACGCCACCAACACAATCACGACCGTTGTGTGGATACCGACAATCGAGACGGTTTTATCCTTCCACCCGATCCGCACTTGATCAGGCGGCACCGCCCGACGCTCCGCATGTCCGCGCCGATCATCCAGGGCCTCATCAAATTCACTCGCCATATCTCAATGCCCTCTCCTAGATTTCCACGCTCGGGATGAACTGCACATGCCACCGCACTAACCCGCCTTCCTTCAACAAAATCTTGTCTACGCCTTCCAGCGTCCGCATCGTGTCGAGTATTTTCTGCCCGTAGAGCGTCGGCAAACCGGAGTCTGCCTGCATCGGACGCACATCGAAGGCATCGCCGGTGAGATGTCGAGAAATGCTCGCGGTCTCCGCGTCCGACATAGCGAGTAACACCTGATAGAGTCCATCGCGCATGTGCTCAATGGTCTGCGCGTCAGGATGATCGAGCAACCACCGCTGTAACCGCTGCGCCGACCGATAGGTTTTCTCGATCCATCGCCGATCATGCCGACTATTCTCGGCCATGGCCCGCGCTTGCGATTCGAGATCGCGCCGACCGGAGGTAAACACCACCCAGGGGCATTCCGCCTGGAGACGTTCAGCCCCTTCTCTCGCGATGCGAGACAGTTTCATCTGTGCGATTGACAGTCCCATCATGTCCCCTCTTGGTGGTCCACCCACAATCACAGGTCCAGGGTTCCTCATGACTCTCCTTCGTCAAATACCGCCCGCATGCTGGACACCGACGACACCAGACCATCGCACTCCTTACTGCATCGCCGGAAGAGGCGGCATCGGCGGCATGGGCGCCAGGCACGCTCGCGTCGAGACCGGATGCCGCCAGCCATCCTCTCGCCGACAAATCTCTGTCTCGTCGGTAATCGTGCCGATCGGGGTCACCGTGGCAATGTTGCTGATGCTTCCGAACACCGCATCGACGTCGAGCGTCCCCCTGTAGGGGACCAGTTGCACGTCGTATTGGGTGCCCGTCGTCAGCCCAGTAATCGTGCAGGTCACGACGGTATTGGTCACGCCTGGGGCATAGGGAGTCGAGCACGTTCCGCTCGCCACGGATGACGCATCGCCCCATGAAATCGTCCCGGCGGCAATCCTCACGTCATGCTTGGCCGCCGCGCCCGTTCCGTCTGACAGGGCCGTAAATTGCACCGTCACGCTCGTTGCGCTGAGGGCCGACGCTGACACGTCCGTCACCGTTTCCACCGTGCCGCTCAACGGGACCGTGAAATTACTGCCGCTGGTGCCCGTTCCCTCGGTTGTCGTCACCTGAATCGTGCCGGTGATGGCGTGCGGAGGCACGACGGCGGTAATCGAGGTGGCGCTCGCCGCCGTGACCGCTGCAGCAATGTTACTGAAGGTGACGGTCTGCCCAGTCAACGATGGGACAAAGTTCGTGCCGGTAATGACGACCGATGTCCCAGGGGCCCCGCTCGATGGAGAGAATCCTGAGACAGTCGGGGACGCCCCCGAATCAGGCACCCAGGCAATCACCGGGTTCAAGTGCGTACTGTCGTTGGTATTCCCCGCCCCCGGCAGCACAATAAAATCGACAGTCTCCCCCGCCGTCATCGCTTGGCTCACACTGTAGGGATAGGCCGTACCATCCGTCGCGCCGATGGCCTGCGAGAAGAGCGTGGTCGCGCCATATTTCACCTGAAAGGTAATGCCGTCGCCTCCGGCAAGGTCGGCTTTTTGCGCGCTGCCGGTAATCGTGGCCGTCCCATCTTCCGGCGCCGTCCATCGCACGACCGTGCCGTTTGTCGTCCCCGGGTGAAACCCCGAACTCCAGACTGTCATGTAGGATTGTGCGCCAGTCCACAGATTGGTGCCCCCGTTATAGGTCAGCAGATTCCCGGCCGTGTCTCGATAGCTCCATTGTCCACTGCCCTGCGTCCCAGAGTATTGGGATTGGTAGACGTAATCCCCAGACGACGGCGGCGGTGGGGGAGGACTGAGAGGAGGGGGAGGCGTCGTGCCGCCCCCCGTCGTGGCGCAACCGCTCGGGCAGTTCGGGATACTGATATACAGGTGATCGAGATAATGGCTCCATGGCGTGGTCACCGTGAAGTTGGGTGTTCCATCCCACGTCTCGGCCCACACCCATTCATTCAGCCCGAGACAGGCATAGTTCAAATTCGTATAGTTCCCCGTGAGGACCCCGTCAATCCACCATCGGACGATACCGTCTCTGGATGTACACGTTGTGCTTTTCTTCATGTACGCTTCCAGCTTCGTCCAGGTCCCACGAGTCAGATTGGGACCTCCGGCATTCGGGTAACAGGCGAGACCCAAGTCCAGCGAGCAGGCATGACTATTGTCGAGCGATCCGGTGTTATGGAAAAACACCATCGGCCCACTGCCACCAGACAGCGAATCATTGTCGAATAGAAACACCCCGTTACTGCCAGGCCCACGCATGAAAAATGTCTTATTGCCCTGCGGGCGTCCCTCAAACCCCGCGTTCGTGCGCCACATGAGCCCGACGAACATTTCGTTATAGGTCGCCCCGCCAGGGCCAATGACATAATTCAACTGCATACCGCCAGAGTGCTGGCCGGCCTGGATCGTGGAACGCAGCACCCCAGACGGGGACACCGGCGCCGTCGCATCAGAATCGAGGAAGCTGCTGCTGTAGGCGTCCAGAATCCCGCACGCACCCGGCGTGCTGGTGAAATTGCAGTCCAGTACTTCCGTCGCCCCGGACGGCTCATTCGTCCATTGGGCCCAACTTGCAGACGGCACCATGAGCGCACACAGCAGGACAATTTTCACAAGCCAGTTCATTGCGTCACCTTCCCGAGCGATTCATCTAACGCCCGAAAGCAGGCGGTATGGGCTAATTTGCGCGTCAGGCAATAGTCCACCGCTTCGTGGACGGCCTCTTTCAGCGTGACGACTCGTTCTGTTCTCACCAAGAGAGAGTCGGTCGGATTGCCATAGATCGTTCCCTGCGTTTTCGTGATCACGAAGGGAGCGGCGTGCACGTCGTAGGCAGTCTCCGAAGAAAGCCCGTCGATCACGCAGGGCGAGGCGTCGCAGACTAATTCCTTGGCCGCTCCCCAACCTGCAGGAATCGGCGAGAGTCGGACGGCGACCTTTCCGCGCGCAGGCACGTCAAATGAGACGGTCAGCGCATTGTGGGCGACGGATTGAATGGAGAAGCCGGTGATCGGATCGGGTGGTTTGCAGGCCAGGGCCGCGACATTCCAGGCGAGGATGCACACCATGATGATTGTGATTCGTTTCATCGTCCCACCCCCATCAGCAACAGGCCGTTCGGTGCGCTGCTGGCTGCGGCCTCCGTATACTCCACATACACATGCACGTCCTGCAGTCTGGTCGAGACGGCATTGGTTTCGATCCCGCCCACTTCCAGCGCGTCGATGCCGCCGGTAGTCCAAGCCGCTGCGGTATCGGGATCGGTGGCGTAGACCGTACTCAGGTAGGCCCCACCTGTGGTCAACGCATTGGTAGCCAAATCACTATTGGTCGTGCCGGAGCGGGTGCGCAGCGAGAATGCCGATGTGCCGGTGGCGTCGAGCCGGGCCTGAATTTCTGGCCTGATCGCGTGGATGGTCCCAGAGATCCCAGCCGTGGCCGAGTCCGTGAGATCGAACAGCGCGACCTCATTCGCCGCGCCGCTGTTTTTGACGTAGCTGGAGACCACCATCGGCACATCATCCACCTCCAGGTAGTTGCTGGAGCCGGTGCCGGTCGTCCACTGCATCGTCGAGCCGTTGGCATTCGGCACGAGGCGCACGATTTTGCCCTCGCCAGGATAGCCTGAATCATCCATTGCAAAATCGTCGTAAAAAAAATCAACCGACTGCCCTGACACGTCTGTGGTTTTGCCGAGAAACAATCGCCCGTTGTTGGACGCATTGAGGCTCGCCCCAGAGCCGGAGATTTCTGAGGCACCATCAACCTGGACCGCCCAATTTGCCGATGCCCCAGTACCCACCATCAGCTCGATCCGGGACCACGTATCCTGCGCGAGGACGGTGCTGCCGGTCGCCAGGAGCGATCCTGCCGAATCATAGGCTGCCAGGTTGCCGCTAGAATTGAGGCGGAGCGAGAATTTGACCGCATCGCCAGACGTGCGGGACTGAAAGATAATCTCGCTGCCGCTCGCGGGTTTCGTAGCGTAGCGGAAATAAAAACGGAGGTAGAGCGTCGCCACGCTACAGGCGGTATCGCGGCCACCCGCAGCCGTGAAACACCCGATGCGATACAGACCCGTGCCTGTCGTCGTGGGATTGACACGCAATGCGTATCCGCCCGTTCGCACCGTGCTGGACGATATAGAAAGCGTGCCGCTGTACGTCCACGGCTCGGGGTTGAGATCGCCGCTCTCAAACCCGATGATGTTGATGCGAGCAGCCTGCGCTGGCGCAGCCAGTACAGAAAACAGCAGGATAGCCAATAGAATACGAAGCATTAGCGCCTCCACAACGGATGCATTCGGTAGCTCGATCCGGCAGGCTCCTGCGTTTGTCCGCCCTCGCCGCCCTGGCCATCTGGCGTGTAAAACTCATAGGCCCCCACGTCGTAGTCGGTGTTGTCTGGGCGGGCTGAATAGGTTGCGGATTGCCACGTCGGCACGCTGGTGAGATCAAGCGTGATGGTCCCGCCGCCATAGGCTGGCCAGGTTGTGATCGCGGCTGCTGCTGGAATCGCGTCAATCGCCGGTGAGCCTGTGCCGAGCGTGTAATCGCCTCCCAGCAACGGATTGCCGGTGATGGCGTGCGTCTGCGCGGGTGGCGAGGAGCACCCGTAAAACAGGTTATAGTCCACCGTGCGCGTGCCGGTGTAGGCTGAGAAATTGTTGGTGCAACCTCCTCCGGTCGGCGCGATGAGATTAAACTTGAATGTCGGATCGGCGCTGTTCGGTGTGCTCGTCCCGCCACCGGTGGCAAGCGTCAAGCCGCCGAGCGCACCGACATGCGTGTTGTACAGCCACGCGCAATCTTTACAACCACGTATACCGAGCAGGGGCGGATTGACCACGCCCGAGGCGACCTCGACCACATTGTTGTATGCAACGGCGTTGTAACTCTCGATGTCGGTTGAGGCGTCGAAATGGTTGCCTTCTCCGCTCAGCCCGCCGATGGTAAAACAGGTCTGCCAGTTGAGGGTGCAGCGGATATAGTTGTTGTAGACCTGGTAGCTGCGACTGCCGAATTTCCCGCCCACGAGCCCACCGCCGAATCCATCTGGCCCCAGCACTCTGTTATTGCGGATGGTATAGGTGTGCCCAATAGAGCCCTCCAGGCCATTGTATGCAATATTCCCCTCGATCAGCCCATAATCGCCGCAGCATTTGATCGAGTGCCCACGCGCTGACGAGGCATCAATCAACAGCCCCTCGACCCACCCATGATGATTGGTGGTATTGCCGGAGTTGGAAATTGATGGCAGCGGCGACCCCTCGAAAAGACGCACGCCCGTGCCACTGCTAGAAGTGACCGGTGAGCACGCGACGTTGGTGGCATCAATCTTGAGGCGCAGGTCTTTGATATGGATATAGCTGGCCTGGATCGTGATGTTGGGATTGCAGCCGGACGTACTGCTCAGAATTGCCAGGTGCTTATTTTGCGCCTGCAACGTGATCCAGTTGCCAGATGACCCGTTCGTCGAAAACACGACGGCGGATTCGACGTAGGTCCCGTTACCGACGATGCACGTATCCCCAGCCACCGCCGTGGTCGCGCACTTGCCCATCGTGCGCCACGCCCCGCCTGCGCTGTCTGTCGTGCCCGCGTTGGCGTTGTTGCCGTCGGTGCGAATGTAGTAGGTCGTCGACCAGACTGGCTGTGCGAAGAGGAGGCACGCAAGCAACGAGAGAATGATTTTGGTGGCCACGCCGCGCCTCACGGTTTGTAGAGAATGCTCACGAGCACGCCAGTCGCCGCATTGGTATTGTCGGTGCTGCTCGCGCCGCCTGTGATGCAGTAGGCAATGCCGGTGGTGAACGCCTGGCCGATATTCATAGGCCGCTCGCGTCCGCCACCGCTGGTGTTGGCTGGAATCGGGATAGACTCCACAAACCCCGTCGCGCTGGAGCACGTCGGTGCAGAGGCGAGGTTATACATCCGTAGGTAGTAGATCGTGCTCGTTGTGTTGGTGAGACTGTAGTGGTAGACCGTCCCGCTCGATGCCTCCACGCTGGTGGCGTTGGTCGAGGCTGCCGCTGCCGCGTAGTGCGTCAGTCCTGCGGTCGGCACCACAATTTCGTTGCCGCCGGAGTCGTAGAGGGTAGCGCGGAGGCGTGTGCCTTCTATTGCAGAATTCGTCGTCCACAGCGCCCCGTTTGCGTCGGTCGCACAGGGGTTGTAATCACCGTCAGTTGTGGCCGAGGTCGCAGCGGTATCGCGCCGCACACAGAGCGCCATCACGCCCGTGTCGCCGGTTGTATGTGCGGCATCTTCGGCTTTGCCGAGACTGGTTGCCCCGACACCGGGGATAAGCGACAACACATCGACGTCACCAATGTTATTGCTCCCGGCTGGGAGCGATGGCAGCGTCGTGATGCTGCCAATATTCCAGGTGCCAGACTGGGCCGCTTGTACTGCAAAAGTTCCAGCATTCGTCACGGCATGCGATCCGACCGTAACCGTCCCTGTGATATTGGCCGTCAAGTTGCCGGAAGCATCGATATTCAGGCCGCGCTCGTTTCCGGCCGCGTCCCGAATCGTCACGTACAAATTCCGATTGGACGACATGCGCGGAATGCCAACATTCCCATCAGTCACCGCCGGAGGCGTCGCATCATAGAGCGCTCCCATTCCGGTGATATCGGATAGCGCGGAGTTGTCGGCCTGTGCGGCTCCACCTCCACCACTCCCAGAGCAACCAGATGCGCACCGCACCACGAGTCCAGCCTCAGTCCCGGACAGGGCCGAATTCGAGACGGCCGCGGTATTCGCAAATACCCCCCCACGAATCGTTGTGCTCTGCGCGAAGCCAGGAACGGCGACGCACAGTGTCACGAGGAGCGCGAATAGGCTAGGCGTAATAGACGAAGTGTACCGTCGCATCTTCGGTCTCCCTGATGAGCTTCATCGTGGCCAATTCCACCTTGGAGAAGAATTCCTCATACCCGTCATCGAACGTGATGCCGGTCGATCCTGACGCCGGGTTGCTGCCATCCAGCATCATCCGGACGCGCCCACCCCTGAAGTACACGCGCTCCATGCGACACCCTTGCGGGATGGTTGGCGACACCACGGAGCTACTGACCGTCAAGGCCTGCTGACTCATGACCTTGTAGTAGGAATACTGGTCGTCGGCGGCATACTTCGGCTGAAAGATCATGTCCGTCTCTCCATGTAGCGTTGCGTCGCCCCTTTGACTTGCCGAAAGTTCCGCCTGGTCATCGTGGCGG